AGTTGGCATAAAACGAATATGTAACCGTGATCCACGTTTAGAGTAACCATATGTTGGTCGAACGTTTGAACTAAACCCCGTTTCATCAATATATACAAAATGTCTACCAATTAATTCAGCCTTTTTTTGCATTAAATGTCGCAGTCGCTTGTTGTAAATGTTGAGGGTTGGGATAAAATCTAGGGCGTTTTCGAGTAAAACCAATTTTTTTAATTGCAAGTCTGGCTAATTCGTACGATATTCGATGCCGAAGAATTGTTTGAATAACTTCACGTACGTCATTACATGTTGTAAATGGGTGACTTTGCACATGTGTTTTTACCGCATCTAACACAGTTGAATTTGTTAATATAAAAAAATGTACACAACGACAAAACGTTGTGTTTTTAAAAAAATATAGGGTGTGCCAAAATGTTTTTGGCTAGCTATATCACCCCAGCACCTCCAGCAGCTCCATCAACTCGCGTCGCCAAATCTCGTGGGTGGGCGTTTTACGGAGCTCTTCGAGCTGCTTTTGCAGCGCCTTGGACTCGATCTCCAGCTTCAGCTTGCGCTCGCGCGTGAGCGACGAGATGGGCATCGACAGCAAGTACGCGTAGTCCTTCACGGCCGCGTCGGCGGCCTCCACCGCCGCATCGGCCGTGTCGATAGCGGAAGCGGAAGCGGAAGCGGAAGCCGCGCGCTTCTTCGCGCCCCCTGAAGGGGTCGGTTCCTCGACCCCCTCTTCTCCTTCGCCCTCCTCCCCCACCGCCACCACCACCTCGTCCCGCATCGTCGGGTACGGCGGCTTCGCCGTCCGTAGTTGGTTGGCGACGTCTTTTGCCGGCGTGTCCATGACCTTGATGACCTTGTCGCACACCTCGGCGATGAAGCGCGCCCGCGCGTCCAGGATGCGCAGCTCCTGCGCCATCTCCTTGATGGCGTGCTTCTTGCGGAGGATGTACGTCGCCAGGCGCACGCGCGCGAACGCTTTGAAGATGCCCAGCGTCGATTCGTACCGCGCGATGCGTTTGTCCGCCGAGTACAGGTGCATGTTGCCCGTGCCCAGCATCTTGGACGACGCGAGTTTGAACACGTCGACGAACTTGTCGGGGTTGTCCAGCAGCGTGTCGCCGTCGGGCGTGAGGCGCACCGTGAAGTGCACCGACGTCTCCGTGTGGTTGGCGTCGAAGTCCTTGACGAAGCCGCGCTTGTTGCCCGCCCACTCGGGGTCCTCCAGCATCGCCTTGTAGTCCTCCGTCCACGTGCCCACCGGCAGCTCCGTGATCTCGACGCGCGCCACGCCCGCCTTGGCGTCGATGCGCCGGAAGGTGCCGAAGCTCTTGCCCTCTTCGATGCGGCCGGTGAAGCCGTCGAACCACGGCGCGAGGGCCTTGCCCCGGTACTTTGCGATCACGGCGTCGACGTCCTCCATCGCCGCCTCGTTGTCGACCTTGGCCTTGGCCTCGACCAGCGCGTCGATGAGGCCGAGGCACAGGTCGGCGAGCGCGCGCGGGTCGTGGCACGTGACGGTCGTCGAGAAGCCGGTGCCGATGCCGTTGGCGCCGTTGCACAGCACGAAGGGGATGACCGGCACGTAGTACTCCGGCTCGCACGGGTCGCCGTCGTCCTCCATGTACGTCAGCACCGGGTTGTCCTCGGCGCGGAACACCTTGCGCGCGATCGGCGTCAGCACCGTGAAGATGTACCGCGCCGAGGCGTGGTCCTTGCCGCCCGCGATGCGCGTGCCGAACTGGCCGTTGGGCGCCAGCAGGTGGATGTTGTTGCCCGAGCCCACGTAGTTCTGCGCCATGTTGACGATGGCCTCCTGCAGCGACACCTCGCCGTGGTGGTACGCCGCGTTCTCCGACACGTAGCCGCTGAGTTGCGCGACCTTGATCTCCGACGTCCACAGCTTGCGCTTGAAGCACGCGTAAAGGATTTTGCGCTGCGACGGCTTCATGCCGTCCACCACCGACGGGATGGAGCGCTGCACGTCGTAGTTGGAGAAGTGGATGAGGTCCTTGTACACGAAGTCGACGTACGTCACGTCCTGCACGGCGTAGTCCAGCGTCTCCTCGGGGTCGAACTTCATGAGCCACGCCTTGCGGTCGTTGGGCCGCTTGGCGTTGAACGCGAGGTCGAGCGCGTCGTCCGACGCCTTGCCGGTGTACGTGTAGTTGGTGAGCCGCATGTCGCGGAAGTACTCCTTGGCCTCGGCCGCCGTGGACGTGCCGAGCCCCTTGTAGTACTTGTGCGTCCACCCCTTCTCGTGCCCGTGCGCCTTGACCCAGCGCTCGTAGTCGGGCAGGTTGTAAAACGCCGTGACGTCCGCGCCCGCGCGCGACACCTTGACGATGGGCGTCAGCATGGACACGAGGAAGCCGTCGCGCTGCAGCAGCGTCTTGAACATCGAGTCGAACACGTTCATCAGCAGCCCCTTGATGTGGCTGCCGTCCACGTCCTGGTCCGTCATCAGCATCACGCGGCCGTAGCGCAGCTTCTTGAACCCTTCCTCCGTGCTGTAGTCGACGCCCGTCTGCAGCCCCAGGATCTGCTTCAGCGCCGCGATCTCGGCGTTGGCCTGGATCTTTTGGGCGGCCGTGTCGCGCACGTTGAGCATCTTCCCGCGCAACGGGAAGGCGCCCCACAGGTCGCGCCCGACCACGGACAGGCCCGAGATGGCCATCGTCTTGGCCGAGTCGCCCTCGGTCACGATGAGCGTGCACAGGTGCGAGTCCTTGGTCCCCGCCTTGTTGGCGTCGTCGAGCTTGGGCACCGTGATGCGCGTCTTCTTCTTGCCGTCCGTCTTGGCCAGCTTGCGGTTGTCGAGCAGGTCCGCGAACTCGAGCACGCGGTCCAGCAGCCCCGTCTTGGCCAGCTTCTTGATGAACTCGTCCGGCAGCGTGCACGTCGAGCCGAACGACGCGGGCAGCGTCGTGAGCGTCTCCTTGGTCTGCGAGTCGAAGCTGGCGTTGACGATGGTGGCGTTCACGAACAGGAACAGGTTGTCCTTGACGATCTGCGTCTTGATGGTGCGCTTCTTGACGCTCGCCACCAGCTTGTTGATGATCTGGTTGGCGATGTAGTTGACGTGCGTGCCGCCGCGCGACGTCACGCTTCCGTTGACGAACGACACCTGCCGCATGCCGCCGTCGGACTCGTTGTAGGACGCGACCACCTCCCACCGCCCGTCGGGCGTGGCGAAGTAGGCGCGGTCGTGCTCGCTCTTGGGCCCGAGGAAGACGTCGCAGTAGAGCTGGAAGCTCTTGACGGGCACCTTGGCGCCGTTGAACGTGACGGCGACGTGGCCGTTGAGGCTGGCGGCGAGGTCGTAGCACCGCTTGCGGAAGAGCGCGAACACGTCGTCGGTGAGGCCCAGGAGGCTGAAGCGCGGGTAGTCGGGGTGGAACCGGATCGTGGTGTAGGGGTACGCCTTCTTGGGGCTCTTTTTGATCCTGGGCTTGTCGATGACGGTCATGTTGCCGTGGTAGCTCTGCGCGTACACCAGCCCCCGGTGCGCGTCCACCGTCTCCACCGAGAACTCCGTCGAGAACACGTTCGCGGCCTTGCTGCCCACGCCGTTGGTGCCGGCGACCTCGCGCTGCTCGTCGTCGTTGTAGTTGGTGCTGGTGAGCAGGTTGGCGAACACGAGCTCGGGCACGTAGATCTTGTACTCGGGGTGCAGCGCGACGTCGAGCCCGTCGCCGTCGTTGCGCACCTCGATGACCCCCGACGCCTGGTCGACGGTGACGTCGATGTTGCGCACCGGGTGCACGACGGCGTCCTCGTCGTCGGCCGCGGTCTTGTTCACGCGGATGAACTGGTCGCGCGCGTTGCTGACGATCTCGTCGAACAGCTTCACCAGGCCCGGCACGAAGGTGACCTCGCGCTCCACGGCGCGCGTGCCCTCGGCGTTGATGACGTAGGCGACCGCCGTCTCCGGGACCACGCTGCCGATGTAGATCCCCGGCCGGTCGAGGATGTGCGTGCGCAGGTCCTTCTTCTGGTACTTCTTTTCGACGGCCGCCATGGCGTCGGGCGGGGCGGGGCGGGGCGGGAATGCCTGTTCCCCGTGGCGCACAAAAAATTTAAGTGTTTAAGAATCGAGGGTGAGAGTGGCGAGTGGGATGTCCGGATTCAAGTCGATGTGTGCGCCCTCTATATGGATGGATCGAACGAACGAGGGGAGGAAGTTGAGGTAGGCTTCAATCTCCGACTTTAACTCGCTTGAGTACACGGATTTCCAATGTGACAAGGTGCATTCTTGGGCACTATTCGCGGGGGACTTCGTGACGTCTAGGGAAAATGTGATAGGGATATTTCTATTAAAATAATTCCCTAACTCGCGATCACGAATGTAATTCGTAATGATGAGATGAAGGTGCATCGCGATCGTGGGCGCCGATTTGGCGTTGAGTTGAAATGATACGTGTAATGGGTCAACATTTATGACGGCATTGTGACGGCACGGGAGGTGGATGATGTGCAGACCGATGGCTTGGTCGAGCCCATCGTAGCGCACGACGTATATTTCGTACTCATCTCGCAGAATCGAACTGTTGTACTTGTCGATGATTTTCAACGGAAGCTTGAGATTTGCGTCGGCGAATTGGGACTTTTTTGCCATGCCGAAAATGATACGCGCCACATCGTGCGCCATGGTGCCAGGCGCGTGTTTGAAACGTACGAAATCATTTTTTAGGATGGACTTCCTCGACCTACCGCGCGATGTGCTGGCGCGCGTGGTCAACCACCCCGTGTTGGAGAGCGAGGACCAGGCGCGGCTCGCGCAAACGTGCGCCAACGTGCGGGCGGCGGTTCGTTTCACGCGCGTGCAGGTCGGCTGTGACGCCATCGACGCGCTTCGTGCCGCCTTGGTGGCGTGCGACGGCGGCTGCGAGGAGCTCGAGGTGTTCGGGCGCCTGACCGAGCACCTCTGCTCCCTGGCAAAGGCGCGGCCTTCGCTCCTCGCGCGCCTGCGGTTGCTGCGCACGCAGGTCGATCTCCCGGCCGCCCAAGTGGACGTGCTGTTCGCGAGGCTGCCCGCGCTGCGCGAGATCCTCGTCACGGACATGGCGAACAACCCGTCGCCGCGGGTCGACCGGCGTGTCGTGCGGACGAACGTGCGCCTGATCTTGGGTCGGGCGGACCAGCCGTGGGCGATCGGCGCGTGGAACCTGACGCACTTGTGCGTGTCCGGCCGTGCGTCCGCCGGGGACCTGGGCGCGTTGGCTGCCGCCCGGGACGCGGGCCTGCGCGCGCGCCGCTTGATCATCGAAGGGTTTCCAGACCTCGTCTTTGCCGACGGGGAGGCGGGTTTGCGGGAGTTCGTCGCGATCGCCGTGGCGCTGGCCGACGAGATTGCCCTGCCTCAGTACGAAAGCGCCGCATCGAACGCCCTTGCGAGCGCGCTGGCGCGGACGGACGTTCGGGCGGTGTGGACGCCGCCCGGCATGTTGAAGGAGCTGGAACGAGGGGGTCCGCGGCTGCGTCGCCTCACCACCTCGCTCGCGTTCTATCGAGTGGAAAAAGAGACGGTGGACGACGCGTTGCAGGCGCTCCAGCGGTTGGTGGCGAATCGCGTGCGCGATCTCTGGATTCTCACGGGCTTCGACGGGGCTGCGCTCGCGCGCGTGCTCGTCGGCGCGGAGGCGCTCGCGGCGCTGGATGTCGCGTGCAGTTTCGCGACGCTGTTCGAGGCGTTGCGTCCCCCGGGGGCCGCGCCGAACCTGCGCACCCTTCGCGTGAGCGTGCGGGAGGCGGACGACGAGACCGTCGTCGACCCACTGGTGACGCATCTGGTGGATCGTCGCGAGCGGGGCGCGCTCCGCGCGATCGAGTTTCCCGCCGGCCAGGTGGCCCTTCGCGTTCTGGACCGGCTGCGAAGGGCGAAGATTTGCGTGTGTGAAATAAAAAATTGATGGGTGAATGCCTGAATGCATTTCCCGATGGCCCTCTTGCGCCCGCGTCCGCGCAAAAGAGCGCGAGCGCGGGCGCGCGGCCGGATGGGCGAAGAGGACGCGGACGACGCGATCGTGCATGCATTGATGCATGGGGGGTCGTTCGACGCGGTGCGCCGTGCCATCGCACACGACGACGCGTTCGTGGCGCGCGTGGTGGATGCGCGCGCGCTGTTGCACCACGTGCCGCAGGCGGTGCAGCGCGAGTTGATTGCGGCGGGCGCCGACGTGAACGTGATCGATGTGCACACGGGGTGGACGCTGCTGAACGCCGCCGTGTGCGAGCGGAACGTGGGCTGGGTGCGCGAGCTTCTGGACTGCCCTGGGATCGACCTCGACCGGGTGTCGTTCGCGGGCGGCAACGGCCCGCTGGCCAACGCGGTGTACTTGCATGCCTACGACATCGCGGACGTGCTGCTCGCGGCGGGGGCGCGGTGCGCCCCCGTGGTGTACGTCGGCGCGCGCCGGCGGCTGCTGGTGCAGGACATGGCGATGCCCGAGGGTCTGTTCACGCGGTTGCTCCCGTTGGCGGACCTTCCGGCGCGGAGGGACGCGTACTTATCCGCGTTCAGCGCGATGCTCCACCACGAGGGGACGCTGCGGAAGGTGGTGATCCTGGGCCAGCGCTACGGCATGCCCGCCGAGTTTGTGGCGATCGCGTTGCGGATGCTGCTGACCAGCCCCCTGCCCGCGGTGCAGTCGGAGCTGCCGGAGGCGCTGGTGCGCGCGTTCCTCGACCAAGGCGGCGACCCGTGCGCCATGAGCCGGCAAGGCTGTTCGCTTTTCGCGAGCGTGCAGCGATGCGCGGCCATGCTGGGGACGCAGGCCGACATCCTTCAGATGACGTACGATGTGGCCGTGGAAGACGCGACTGTGCTGGCGCAGGTGAAGCTGCTGGACGTGACGCGCGAGCGCGTACTTGTGTGCGTCGCGATGCTGGAGCGCGTGTGGGGGGTGATGGCGCCGTACGCGAACCCGCTCCCCGTGCACCACGCGGACGCGGTGATCCGGTACACGGGGATGACCGCGGAGGCCTACGTGGAGCTGGCGATCCACGGGTCGCCGCGGGCATGGCACGCCGCGCACGGCCGCGCGTGTCGCATGCTGCGCCGGTGGTACGTGTGTGCGCCCGACGAGCGCCTCGCGGAGGCGCGCGTGCGCTTTTGGGGCATGGTGTGCGCCTTCGCGGTGCTGCGCTCGCCCGCGGTGTTGATGCGCCACCGGTTGCGCGTGGTGGCGGCCGGGGCGCGCCGCATGCGCGCGATTCGGCAGGGGTTAATCCTGGAGGAGGGGGCGGAGGTGATCGATCACGTGACGCACATGCCGGTGGAGGTGGACGACGCGGGGCGCGTGCGGATGTTCAGCGGCGCCAAGGTGTGGGACGCGGGCCAGCACCCGCCGCCGCGCTTTTGCGTCGACGTGGTGCATTTTGCGCAGCACGTGGCGATGCGGCGCCGCCCGTTGAGCGGGCGTGCCGAGGAGGAGAGTCTCACGCTGAACGGGATCGTGTACGACGCGTCGGTGGTCGGCGCCCTGGGGCGCGCCTACGTGGACTACAAGGCGCGCGTCGACCCGTCCAAGGAGGCGTGGGTGGAGCTGCCCGCCGCCGCGCGGTGGGCGTCGCTGCGCGCGTCGACGTTCGAGGCGCGCTATGGCGCGCACCATGGCGGGAGCCATGGCGGGAGCCATGGCGTGAGCTAAGCGGGCGTCGGCGCGCACCTGAACCCGTACGTCCCCCAGTGCGTGCACTTGGCCCACGGCGCCGAGTGCACGACGCCGCCGAGCTCGCGCCACCGCTCGCAGAAGTAGTAGTCTTCCGAGAGGTACACCTCGTTCCACAGCACGCAGTCGAAGAAGGCGTAGATGCGCTGCTGCTCGGCCCAGAACGTGCGGTCGGGGCGGTCGGCCTGCATGCGCTCCAGCACGCCGCGCTTGATGAGGACGAAGCCGGTGCCGACCCAGCGCACCTCCTGCGGCGCGACGCCGGCGGCGGTCTCCGCGGTGACGGCGGGCTCGAGCGACGGGGCGAGGTTGACGAAGTCGAGCAGCGGGCTGTTGTCGCTGCGGCGCAGCTGCTCCAGCTGCTCCGCGCTGAGCGACGGCAGGCGGTCCCAGTGCAGCAGCTTTTTGGGGTACACGCCGCCGATGACGTCGACGTTGGCCGCCACCATGCGGATGACGTCGGCGGGGTCGAACTGGATGTCGGCGTCGATGAACATGAGGTGGGTGCAGTCGGTGCGCGTCATGAAGTGGTGGCACAGGAAGTTGCGCGCGCGCTGGATCAGGCTTTCGTTCGCGATGAAGTAGAAGAACACCTCGACCCCCGCCGCGCGCGCGGTGCGGTCGAGGAGCAGCAGGCTGGTGACGTACTCGAAGTTCATGAGCCCGCCGTACGCGGGCGTGCACACGAGGAGCTTGACGCTGGGCGCGGGCTCGGTCATGTTGTATTTATGTACTATTTATTCACGGTGCGGGCGCGTGGGCTTATATCGTTACTACGACGGGTTCATGGCCACGACGGACGCGTTGAGCGCGGTGGCGACGGCGAGCCACGCGCCGTAGGGCGCCAGCGCGAGGGCGGCGCGTCGGTCGATGCGCCAGCTCGTCGCGAGGAGCGCGAGGACGAGCGCGTCGAGCGCGAGCAGGACGCCGAGGGCGCTCGCGCGTGCGCCCAGCGTGAAGTAGACGAATGACCACGCGAGGTTGACCAGCAGCTGGGCGGCGTACAGCGCGAGGGCGACGCGCTTGGTGCGTCGCTGGGACTCGGTGGTCGCGGGCGCGGCCCACACGAGCCACGCGGCGACGCCCATGAGCGCGTACAGCGCGGGCCACACCACGCCGAACGCCCGCGCCGGCGGGCTCCACGCCGGTTTGCGAAGGGTCGCGTAGTCCGCCTGGGCGCGCGTGGCCGTGAGGGCGCCCGCCGCGCTGCCCGCGGCCACGGGGATGGCCACGCTGAGGACGAGGGGGGCCCACCACGCCCGCAGCATTGGTTTGTCGCAAGATTTTAAAAAAAGATGGGAACAGCAGTGGGCGAGGGGAGTGGAAATGAACAACAACCAGTCGATGTCGTCGATCTCCTTCAAGGGGTCGGCGAACCAGACGCTGTTCAACGACGTCGACACGCGCGCGGCGTTCAGCTTGCGCATCGGGCTCGCCGCCGGCGCGCTGTCCACGGGGTCGTCCAACGTGTTCGTCGGCACGTACGCGGGTCGCCTGGCGTCGCCCACCGCGACCCTCGCGGTGGGGACCTACGCCGGGGAGGCGACCACGGGCACGCGCCTCGTGCTCGTCGGCAACGAGGCCGGGCGGTACGCGTCGGCGTCGGACTCGGTGCTGATCGGCGAGGCGGCGGGCAAGTGGCTGTCGGGGTCGGACGTCGTCCTGCTGGGCGGGTTCGCGGCGGGCTCGGCGACGCTGACGGGGGGGCAGCACGTGATCGTCGGCGCGCACGCGGCCGAGTTCGGCGCGGGGGCGGGGGTGGGGGACACCTTCGTGGGGTACGCGGCGGGCCAGCGCCTCGCGGCCACCGGCGGGTGCAACGTGGGGCTCGGCATGGGCGCGGCCAGCGGCGCGTCGAACGTGCGGACCAGCGTGCTCATCGGCTACGGCGTGGCGGCCGCGGCGTCCAACCTGTCGCGGTCGGTGGTGATCGGGTCGGGCGCCGGCACGCGCGCGGGCGGCGACGCCAACGTGATCGTGGGCGGGGGCGCGGCCCCCGCGGTGCTCGCGGGCGGGTCGTGCAACGTCGTCCTCGGGGAGGCGTGCGACACCATCGCGCCCATGACCAGCACGTCCGTCACCGTCGGCCTCGCCTCCGCCTCGGCCGACGGGTCGGTGTCGGTGGGCGCGGACGTGACCACCAGCCGCTACTACAGCACGTCGGTCGGCAACGCCATCGACTCCATGTCCGACAACGCGGTGTCGATCGGCGGCGGGCTGACGGTGAACGCGGTGACGGTGTTTTCGGACCCGCTCAACGTGTACGCGACCCCGGACCCCGCGTCCGGCAATTTCGCGCGCATCGTGTACAACGCGCAGCGCAGCGGCGAGTCCGACACGCTCTCCTACGGGTACGAGAACATCGCGAACACCAACACGTCGCGGAGCTACCAGAACGCGATCGGCGCGGTGGACTCGAGCCTCTTCCCGGAGTTCGGTCGCCCCTACGTGCTGGAGCTCGGCACCACCTTCGCCATCGACGACGACGCCCTGTTCGCGTGCGGGGTGCAGGTGCGCAGCGCGGCGGGGGACCTGCGCGCGTCGGTGTTTGCCCCGGGGGGCGCGGTGGGTGTGAGCGTGAACGTGGGGTCGGCGACGTTGGACGCGACCGGCGTCGTGAGCGCGACCGTGGCGTCCCCGCTCGCGATGGAGGCGTCCGCCCAGTTTTTCAACGATTACCGGATGGTGGGGGCCGCGTCGTCGAACTTCGTCGGCCTCGCCGACAGTTACGTGCGGTGGAAGGTGTACCTGCCCAAGCGCTTGGGCAAGCCGTACATGCCGGCGGCGACGCTCGCCTTCGCCGGCGTCCCCTTCCAGGCCAACTTTTACCTCGCCAGCAACGCGCTGTGGACCCCCGCCCTCGCCGTGAACGACGTGCTCGGAGGCACGTCGGGCCTCCTCACGGCGGGCGGCCCCACGCGGGTGTGGCTCACGAAGGCGCCCGCGTTCGGCGTGATTCTTGGCGGGCGTGGCGTGTTTCCCGCCGCGAGCCCGATGTACGCGAGCTACAACTACTGCCTCCCGGACGCGTCGACGTTGACGGACACGTTCGCGGTCCGCGCCGCGCACTACCCGGCGGTGGGCGACCTGGCGGTGCCCGCGGACGACGAGACGGTCGTGACGCTGACGTACGCGGCCAAGCAGATCGGGTTCGCGACCGGCTCCGCCTTCCCGGTCATGGCGGACGCGGTCACGCAGAGCGGGTTCGGGTGCCCGCCCATCTTTTACGGGACGGCCGCGACGGATCTCACGGTGTTCGCCAGCGCCCCGGTGTTCGTGGCGGCCGACCAGCTTGCGGTGGGCTCGCCGACCCCCGCCACCACCTTTCACGCGGCGGCGGGGGACTGGGGCTACGGCCTGTGCGGCCTGTCGCTCGATCCCGCCGCGCCGGTGCCGATCGGCGGCGGCGCGGAGCTCACGTTCGTGTGCGGGACGTTCAGCCAGGTGGTGCCCGTGAACGCGTACGTGTCGGACGCCATCGCGTCCGCGGCCGCGTGCAACGTGGTGGTGACGCAGGTCCCGGCGTGCGGCGTCGCGCAGTACTTCGGGGCGCCGCTGACGCCCGGGGCGATCCCGAGCGTCGCGTGGGGCGCGCCCGCCGCGGCCTTCGCGTACACGTGCCTGGACGCCCTGTCGGTGCCGGCGGCGGGCGAGGCGGTGACCCTGGTGGCCAACCCGGCGTGGTCGTCGAACGACGCGTCGGCGCAGTGGCAGGTCGCCTTTCCCGCGCCCGCGTTCGTGCACGTCCAGGACGTGACGGTGGTGACGGCGTTCGGCGGCAGCAGCGCGTCCACGACGGCGGTGCAGGACCTCGGGTCCACCGCGTTCGTCGCCTTCCCGGCGTCGAACGTGACGGTGGTGGCCGGCGCGATGGCCGTCACCGTGGCGACGCCGCTGGCCGCGCCGGCGGCGACCTTCACGGTGACGAGCAACGTGGTGGTGGTGGCGAGCGTGATGTCGTCGCAGGTGAGCACCGCGACCTTTTTCGCGAGAGGGGGGACGGGCGGGTGCAACGTGACGACGTACGTGAACGCGTGCGTGTACGGGACGTACGCCAGCAACATGGCGACGACGGCGTCCACGACGGCGCGCACGGACGGCGTGGTCGTGGCGGTCACGTCGAACGTGACCTACGTGACGGCGGCGAAGTACGCCTCGACGGCCACGATGCCGACGTCGGCCTACACCCTGTCCGTGGCGTCGTGGGCGGTGGGGGACAGCTTTTCGGCGTGGGGCGGCGGCTCGCTCTTGTACACGAGCAATTACGCGTGGGCGCCCCCTGCGCCGGCGCTCGTGGCGACGGGCGCGCCCTCCAGCAATTACGTGCGCTTCACGTCCAACGTCGCCTACGCCACGTCCAACGCCTACGTGTACGACTACGCGCCCGTGACCCCGGACCACGCCTTCGCGCAGCCGGCGGCGTCCAACGTCTTCGCCCTCGCGTCCGCGCTTCCGACCGCGGTCCTGGGGGGAGCGTCGGTGGACCTGTTGAACGTGGCCGTCGGCCACAGCACGTCCAACCCCGCGTTCGGCTTCAGCGCGGCCGACGTGGCGGCGGGGCGCGTGTTCGTGCGTCCGAGGTGCCCGGGCGCGTCGGGGCAGGCGCGCCTGCGAGTGACGTACGCCAACGGCGCCGCGCACGTCGTGTCGGCGTTCGTGACGCCGACGCGCGCGACGCCGAGCGCGACGACGCTGTCGCTGTTTGTGGGGTCCAACCTCGCGTCGCCCATGGCGCCGGTGGCCATGGACCGTGCCGCGGTGGCCGCCGCGCTCCCGCCCGGGTGGTCCTCCAACGCGACCGCGAGGCTGTTCATCCAGCCGACGCTGGCGCCGCGCCCCGGCTTCTGGAGCGCCGCCTCTAGCGCGGCGGTGGCCCTTCCCGACCTGTCGACGTCCCTCGTGCCGTCGTCCCCGCCGTTCTACTACCACTACGGGCGCGCCACGGGCCTGTACGGGACGCAGGCGTTTACGGCGGTCGCGGCGGTGGGCACCGACGTGTCCGGGTGGACGTGGACGGCGCCCTTCACCCTCGCGGTGGGCGTGGCCGTGGCGCGCGCGGCACCAATACTGTACAACGCGGGGATCACGCTCGGGCCGCAGGCGCTGACGCCCGACGTGGTGAGCGTGCCGGGCGCGACCCGGTACACGGTGGCGTCGGCGTCGTCGCCGGGCGTCGCGCTCTCCCTCTCGACCTTCACGCCGGCCGACGTGGCGGCGGGCAACGTTCGCATCACGGTCGCGTCGCCGCAGGCGGCGGACGTGTTCGCGACGATCGCGTTGACCACCGACGCCGCGCCTTCGTCGCCGCTGTCCCTGCCGGTGGTCCCCTACTGGCGCTCGGCGTATCCGACCGCCCCGCTGGCCATCGCCTTCCACCACGACGGCACCACGTCGTCCAACGTGGTCGACCCGGCCCTGCTCGCGTTCGCCTCCGGGGCGATGCGCGCGAACGTGGCGCTCCCCTCCTCCAACGCGCTCATGCTGGTGCTCGTCCCGCCCCAGTCGGGCTACTTGACGCTGGACGGCAACACGGCGCTGATGCAGGTGCCGCTCAACCAGTGCGCGTCGCTGCGCTACGTGGCGGTCGGGTCGGGCGCCAACGACGCCGTGACGGTGCGCTTCACGCACGGCGCGGGCCAGTGCGGCGCGACCGCGTCGGTGGTGACGCTGCGTCACTACGTGTACACCAGCCCGGGCGTGTACGCGGCGTCGAATCTGCCGCTCACGCACGCGGAGACGCCGCAGTACAGCGCCGGGTACCTGGCGGACGGGATGCCCGCGCGCGTCCTCCCCGCGGCCACGTCCAACCTGTGGGGGTGGTACAGCCGGGTCGCGCTGGAGGGATCGGGAGGCGCCACCGTGTCGTACACGCTGGACCGCGCGGATCGCGTGCTGCTGACGTCGACGGCCTTCATGAACACCTTCGCGTTCGACCCGACGCAGGCCGCGTCCATTCGCGTGGTGCTGATGACGAACCCGGCGCACGGCGTGATCGTGCGCGGAGACGCCTTCGCGCCGGTGCGCTACATCGAGTGGTCCGACGTGATGGCGGGCGCCATGTACTACTACCAGCACGACGGGTCGGCGGCCACGGTGGACCCGGACGTGGTGCAGGTGTGCGTGTCGAGCCACGCGTACGACCTGGACACGTCGCGCCTCTTTGTGCTGCAGTTTCACGCGGTGGATCAGCCGGCGATGACGGTGAACGCGACGGAGGTGGTGTACGGACGCGCGTCCAACGTGGTCGAGGCGCTGTCGTCGACGTTCTTGGCCGCGACCGCGTCGCCCACCTTCTTCCACGTGACGTCGACGGTGGGGCTGAGCAACTTGCCGGCGACGTTCGCGAGCAGCAACCTGCCCGCGGCGGTCGTGATCACGTCCAACGTGGCGAATTTCGGGTTCATTGCGACGCGCGCGTGGGCGGTGAGCCCGGTGATGACGCACCCCTTTTACGCGGCGCAGCTGTCGCAGACGCACCGCTTCGGCTTCAACGTGGCGCTGAGCTGCAACGTGGTGACCCAGAAGAACCCGATTTACAACATCACGTACGATTACGGCGGCAACGACCCGGGGTTCGTGGACCGCGTGGTGGGCGCGTCCTTCGCGTTCTACCCGGAGGTGGACTACGACCCGCCCCAGCCGGCGCTCGCCGCGCTCGTGGCGCCGCTGAAGAAGTTCACCTTCTCGCTTCGGTTCGGGAGCGCGCCCTTCGACACCGACGTCGTGACGGGCGACCCGGTGCTGGCGGCGAACGCGTCTTGCGTGCTGACGCTCACGCAGGACGCGTTGGTGGTGACCACCGCGTCGGGGGCGGAGACGCTGGCGTGGCCGACCCCGCCGACGCTCAACGCGTGGAACGTGCTGACGTTTCGGAACGTCAACCCGGCGTCCACGGCGGTGTACGTGGACCTGAATCGAGTGGCGCTCCCGACCGCGACGCCGCCGGTCGATTTCGCCGGCGTGCGCGTGGTGGAGTTCGTGTACGCCTCGTCCTCGAACGTGTTTGGGAACGTCATCGGGAACGCCATCGGCGGGGTTCCCGGGGAGGTGCTCATCCTGAACCCCTTGACGGCGATCGGGCTGCGGTCGTTCGCGCTGACGGTGTCGATGTTCGCGTCGACGGGGGGCCTCGCGACCTACGTGGGGGACGTGCACAACGTCATCGTGGGCCAAAACATAATGGTGAACGGCATCGACAACATCGCGATCGGGCGCGCGTTTTCGAGCTCGGGGGACGGGTCGATCATCGTGGGGACGCAGATCGGCGTGGCCGCGACGGCGGCCATCAACGCCATCGCCTCCAGCTTGTACCAGTGCATCATCATCGGCAAGGGCATGTTCGCCGGCACGGTGATGGCCAACGTGACGGCGATGGGCCGCAACATCATGAACGACATTGGCGCGCTCGGGGTGAGCCTGGCGGACCTCAACCACTTCGCGGCGCAGTACCCGATCATCATCGGCAACGACGTGTCGGCGAGCATGATGGGGTACCAGGTGAACGTGGGCAGCACGTTTTTGCGCGGCACCGACGGGCGCGTGTACCTGGGCGTGGCGGGGGAGCAGGTGTGCGTGGGCACGAACGCGGGCGCGACTCAGGCGGCGCCCTCGGACGCCGCGCTCGTCGTGTCGGGGGCGGTGCAAAACGCGACGGGCGCGAACCAGTTCGTGGTGTACGTGGCGTCCGCGTTCCCGGACGCGGGGGGCGGGTGGGTGGCCTCCATCGCGTCGTCCACGGCGAACCTGGCCGTGGCGCCGGCGTCCAGCTACGCCGACCCGGCCGTGGTGGGCGTGGTGGTCGCCTTCCCGTCCCCGTCGACGGCGGCCCTGCAGGCGTCGGGGGTGGCCTCCGTGTGGGTGTGCGACTACGGGGGCGGGAGCAACCTCCCGGTGGGCACGCTCGTGTGCGCGTGCCCCGTCCCGGGGTGCGCGGCGGCGCAGTGGTCGACGGGCGTCACGTCGGCGACGGTGGGGAAGCTGCTGCAGCCCTGCAACCCGCGCTACGACATCTACAGCCGGACGGTGTCGACCTCGAACCTGGCGTCGTCGGTGAAGTGCCTGTTGCGCATGGGCTAAAGGCCCGACACGCGGGAGGCGCCCTTGGCGGTCGCGGGCAGGTTGTTCAGGAGGTTGCTCTTCTGGTAGTTGATGGTGATGGCGGTCTTGAGCTGGAGGGGCAGGGTCGCGGTGTTGGGCGCGATGGCCCACGTGAACGACATGCAGTACTTGGTGCCGAGGGCGAGGACGAGGTCGGGCGAGTTGAACAGGAAGGTGCCGGTGACGGTGCCGCTGTTGGCGGGGACGACGGCGACGCCGGAGGCGGTGCTGCGCGTGGCCGCGGTGCTGAGCGAGTTGGCGACGGGGGTCAGGGTGGCGGCGTCCACGATGCACGCCGACAGCATGGCCAGGCCGCCGCCGCCGGCGGTGTTGGCGGTGTAGGTGACGAGGTACGAGACGCTGGAGAGGGTGACGAGGTCCATCGGCACCATGAACTGCAGGGCGGCGAGGTCCGCGGCGGGCGATTGCGCGTTGGGCACGGTGATGGTGCTGGCGGCGGTGTCGGGGGCGGTGTAGGTCAGCGTGGTGAGGTAGCTGGTGGCGCTGCCCAGCACGCTGTTTTGGGCGACGAGCCCGAACACGGCCTTGGCGTCGTCGGGGTCCCCCGTCTGCATGAACTGGATGAGCTTGGGGTCGCCCGTGTACACGACGTTCCCCGGCTGGAGCGCGTAGTCGGTGTCGCACATGCAGTGGACGCTGCCGTTGGTGATGGCCTTCGACTTGAAGTCGAACTGCTTGAACCAGAAGGTGTTGAGCACGTTGCCCGTGGCGCACCCGCACTCGGTGCGGGACAGCTTGGCGCGCATGTCGTACGAGATGGTCATGAGCGAGGCGTCGTTCTTGGACAGGATGGCGGTCGCCTGGTTGGTGCGGCCGAACTGGTCCTTGATGCGCTGGCACCGCGACTCTTTTTGCGCGCGCCGGAACGCCAGCTCCTTGACGGCCAGGTACGCGACGAGGCTGAGGCCGAGGAAGATGATGACCACGATGGCGAGGCGGCGCACGTCGATGATCCACGCGAGTTGGCGCGCGACGTAGCCGACGCCCTTGGCGAGCGAGGACAGCAGGCCGCCGTAGCCGACGAGCTCGATCTGCCGCTCGGCCTTGAACTGCTCGAACCACTCCGTGGCCTTGGCCTCGTCCATACCCTACGAGGAGGAGAGTTTGGCGAGCTGCGCGCCGGTGGTCTTTTGGCACGTTCCGACGCGCTGTTGGCGGGCGACGGACGCCGACGCGTACTCCTTGGCGCCGGCGTACGAGCCGTCCGGGTCGGGGACGGCGGGCTCGTTGTCGTCGCACGCGCCCATCGCGGCGCTCACGCCGGCGGGCGTCGACTGCATCGCGGCGAGCTGGCACGCGATGAGGTCGTCCTCGCGGTGCAGCAGCGCGTCCAGCGGGTCGGCGGCCGTCGCGGGCTGCTGCCGGAAGGCGTCGAGGAGGTGGTTCAGGTTGTCGGAGACGGGCACGAAGTCGCTCCCGTCGGCGGTGGGCACCACGCGCTTGCGCGCGGCGTTGAGGTACACGGTGTTGCCCGACGCGTCCGTGACCGCCATGATGCCGTCGACGGTGACCTGGGTGGCGACGGTGCGCCCGTCGAGGGCGGCGACGACGCGCATGCCCTGGTCGTCGTAGCGCGTGGTGTTGCCGTCGGCGGTGAGCGCGTCCACGAAGGCGCTCGTGTCCAGGAACTCGGCGGCGGGGATGACGCCCGTCCCGTCGACGCGCTGGCACGTCGTCATCAGGGCGCCGACGTCGGGCTGCACCGCGGTGTAGTAGGTGGCGAGGGCGCCCAGGTTGCACTTGGTGAGCTCGTTGCGCACCAGGATCTGGGAGAGGGGCTCGGGGTAGGCGTAGGGGTTGTACTCCTTCGCGCACGCCCGCGTCGCGACGCGCAGGGCGGCGGTGTTGGCGTCGTCGGGCGGCCCCTGCTGCAGGTTGGAGGTGGGGTCGGTGGGCGTTCCGGGGTGGTCGGGGTCGGCGCGGGACATCGCCTCGCCCACCATGAGGCCGACGCCGGAGGCGATCGACGTGGCCAGCGCCTTCATGCGGTCCGAGTTGGTGCCGAACACGAACTGCTCCGCGGTGTCGTAGAAGCTGAAGAACCAGTCGATGGGCGGCGTGACTTGGTAGATGGCGCCGGCGATCTGTTTGAAGGGGAAGGGGAGGATGTACTTCCAGATGAGCCACAGGATGAAGCAGTAGATGAAGACGGCGACGATGACGCACAGTAAGACCACCATGCCGATCATGACGTATTTGTTGTACAGCAACAACTCGACGACGTAGACGAAGAAGAATTTCAAGATCCAGTAGAGCCACACGGAGAAGGGGACGGACAGCGGTTTGCCCATGCCGGCGTGGACGACGAACACGACGTAGTTGAGGAGCAAGCCGGCGGGCTTGAAGATGCAGAAGTAGAACACGAAGTACGCGAGGATGATGAGCACGAGGAGGAACAGCGCGTACACCGGGTTGTCGCGCATGGCGTCGAAGGTGAGCTTGGTGAAATCGATGCGCTGGCGGTCGGCGGCCTGGGAGGCGGCGTCGGCCTCGGCGGCGGCGTCGGGGGCGTCGGTGGGCGGCGTGTGGGTCTGGTCGGAGTCGTCGCCGTTCGCGTCGTAGACGGGGTACAGGACGCGCACCTCGGGGTCGTCCATCCCCTTTCCGCCGCCGCGCCTTCCTTGCTTGGCCGCTCCCTTTAAAATCCTCACGCGCAATGGTACGTGCACGGGATGAGGCACGCGGTGACGAACTTGATCTCGCGGTCGTACGGGTCCTTGAACGAGAACGTCTTGTGCGGCATCCAGGACGGCAGGCTCTTGAAGGGCACCTTGATGCTGCATTTGGCGACGGTGTAGCTGTGGAGGAGGTCGTCGTTCTGGCGCATGCCGTAGCCGGCGATGGAGCTGGTGGTGACGTAGTCTCCGATGTCCAGGTCGCCGTTGACGTCGCACACCCACATGGACCCCTCGCCCACGGAGTTGACGAGGGCGACGTACGCGTAGGGCGACCCGCCGGAGCACGAGCACAGGATGCCGTACGCGGCTTTGCTGCACCGCGTGCGCGCGAATTCGACGATGGGCGTGCTCTGGTCGAGGGAGTAGGCGTTGCCCTGGAAGGCCCCCGTGAGCTCCACGACGAGGCCGAGGTAGTCGGCGCTCCACTTGGGGTGGTTGAACATGACCAGGTGCTGCCCCGTGAAGGACGAGATGGCGTAGCAGCTGATGGCGCCGGCGACCATCAGGCGGAGGGGCATGGAGTTGATGAACTGCGAGCTGCCGACCGTGGTGTTGTTGACGCCGCCGGAGGTCTGGCCGTTGCCGAGCGTGTCGGCCAGCACGGTGAACGGGTAGGCCACCGCCGCGGGCCCGACGGAGCTGGCGCCCGACGTCACGCCGCCGATGGACACGCCGCCGCCGCCGTCGGCGCCGTAGCCGAAGAAGTAGACGAAGGGGGACGTGAGCCCGGCGCCGGTGAGGGCGAGCGCGGTGTACGTGGAGTCGGCGCCGGTGTAGGACGCGAAGGAGTAGCCGAGGAGGCCGACGTTGCCGTTGGAGTCGACGGTGAGGCGGTCGCTTCCGGAGAGGGCGTCGTGGAGGCGGAAGGTGCCGGCGGGCGTCGTCTGGAGCTGCCAGTTGCGAAGCCCGAGGGCGGCGTTGCTGGCGGACGACGACCCGAGGGCGAGCAGCCCGTCGGTGAGCGCGAGGGACGCGTTGCCCACGGCGAGGCCGAGGCTGTGGCTGGCGGTGGTGAGCTGCGCGACGGTCGTGCCGGCCACGAAGGTGACGACGCCGGTGGCGTTGGAGGTGGAGAAGCGCGCGAGGGGCGCGGTGTTCACGTTGTTGAACACGTCGAGCGGCGTGGTGGGCGCGTCGGTCGCGGCGGCGGCGGTGCCGATGCCGCAGTAGCGCGAGGTGATGACGACGTTGGAGTCGGCGAACTGCAGCGACGAGGGCGTGATGAGGATGACGTCGTTGATGTTCACGCTTTGCGCGGCCTGGAAGAAGGAGCCGGTGATGTTGAGGTCGCCGACCACGTCCAGCGCGTACTTGGGCGTCGTGCCCACGCCGACCATGGGGTGCCCGCTGGCGTCGGTGACGAGGGTGAGCGCGGCTACGGTGGACTGGATGTCGGAGGTGGCCAACAGGACGTCGAGGCGCGCGTGCGCGCCGGTGCCGTCGTCGGTGCTGGCGGCGACGTGCCGGCTCACGGCCATGGAGGCGCGCGTGCTGGGCGTGTTGGAGCCGGGGCGCGCGAGCTGGATGAGCTCCGTGGGCGTGGCGTCGACGACGGTGGCGCCCGTCAGCGTGAGGACGGCGGGGTTGGACGTCATCATGCCGACCATGTCGGGCGCGACGGTGCCGATGGTGAGCTGGGTGCTGGAGTAGATTTTGCCGATCTCGTTGCCCACGATCTGGACGCCGCCGAGGCCGATGACGTAGTCGGTGTTGTTGATGAGGAACTCCGAGTGCGGAAAGTCGGCGAAGGCGAGGCCGTTGACGATGAGCGAGCCGGTCACGTTGAGGTTGTCGACGTACACGGCGTTGGACGAGCGCGTGGTGAGGTTGTTGACCGACAGGTGGTTGGCGGCGACGGGCAGCTGGAACTGGACCGACGTCGCGTCGAGGCTGATGGCGTAGGTGTCGTTGGCCGCCAGCGTGGAGGTGCCGCTGGTGCCGTCCACGGACACCACGAGCGTGCTTGCGGCGCCGCTCGCGAGCGTGAGGTTCGCGTTGCAGGTTCCCGCGATGAGCACGTTGGAGGTCACCTGCAGCGGGCCCACGTTGGCGGACGCGGCCGTGAGCGTTCCGCCGCTCAGGGTGGCGACGCCGTCGGTGACGACGGACCCCGCGAGCGTGCCCGTGGCGGTGGCGTCGCCGTACACGGTGGCCGCGTAGGTGTAGTTGGAGGTGCGATAGACCGTGGCGGCGGTCTCGATGCCGGCGGCGGACGGGTCGACGAACAGGCTCGGCGACTGGGCGCCGTTGGGGCGCATCGCCAGGTAGAAGCCCGGCTGGGGCTGGGAGTTGTCGAGGCCGATGCGCCCGACGGAGGTGGCGTGCCCGGGGTACGCGCTCACGATGGGCATGGAGTAGAGGTCGATGTGCGCGTCGAGGGTCTCGGACTGGAACACGGCGCACCCCCCGTCGTAGGGGTCGCTGATGTAGAACAGGTTGGACGTGGCCGTCGCGGTGCCGACGCCGACGAACGTTCCGCCGACCATGCCGGCGGCGGGATCGTACCCGGGCAGCAGGTACTGGAACGCGTTGGTGACGGCGTAGTCGTTGGTGGTGACGGTGTACACGGGCACGCCGTTGATGCAGATGTTGCCCATCACGTTGAGGTTGCCGAGCATGTTGAGGCCGTAGCCGTCCGGCGCGGCGTCGAAGCCGAGGCCGACGTTGCCGCTCGTGTCGATTTGCATCACGGTGTGCAGCACGTCGTTGAAGGTTTGCGAGAGCGCGAAGGCGGCGTCGCCTGCGGTGAGCGCGTAGCGCGTGCCGGTGCCGCCGGTGAGCTGGACGGTGGCGGGGATGCCCGGAGTGGCGGAGGCGGTCGCCACCGTGGCCCCGTCGGCGGTTTGGCCCAGGACGTCGACGCCGTAGACGGGGTACGGGTTGGTCCCCACGGAGAAGCAGCCGTCGAAGGTGTTGTTGCCGGAGGCGGGGCGCGCCTGGAGGGACGCCAGCTCGGAGGAGTTGTAGAAGAACGACAGGCGCGTGCCGTACGTGGTGTACGGGCCGCTCAGGCTCCAGTAGGAGTCGACGTTGGTTCCCGTGACGCGTGCCAGCGACAGGGAGGGGGCTTCGGTGGTGGAGGTGCCGTTGTCGCAGCTGACCATGAGGGAGTGGTTGAGCCCGCCGGTGGGGTCGTGCACCTGGAACGTGGTGCTGTTGGCGCCGGTGGGCGTGTTGAACACGACGGCGAAGGGGGCGTCGAGGTTGGTGGTGGCGGAGTAAAAGGAGATCATGGGAATGCTGGACGACGTGTTCAGCAGGTCGAAGCGGTTGGGGCTGACCTGCAGGCGCACGTGGTTGGGCGGGTTGTCGGTGGGGGCGATGGCGAGCTCGAGGTAGCCGATGTCGTGGGTGGTGGTGAATTGGGCGAGGGGGGCGTTGCACGTGGACAGCTGGAGCATGAAGGTGTTGCCGGGGGTCGTGTTGGGGGGCGGCGAGGTGGCGCCGATGATGAGGGCGGTTTGCGGGTTCACGAAGACGCTGTCACCCCCGATGAACACGTCTTCGTTGCCGAGCGCGAGGGTGGTGATGAGGTCGCCGATGGCGGCGGCGTTGGAGGCAAACGAGGCGTTGAGCACCACTTGCCCCGACGACAGGTAGCGGCCGGTGACGTTGAGGTCGCCGTTGACGAGGGCGTTTCCGTTCACCATGAGCACCGAGTTGTTGGAGAAGGCGTCGTACAAGGCGGTGGTGGTGTTGATGCCGACGCGGTAGGCGTTGGCCTTGTAGGCGGTGACGAGCGCGTTGGGGGAGGTGATGCCGATCGGGAGGCCGACGCCCTGGTTTTGGAGCGTGAAGGTGCCGAAGGTGTCGTTGCCCGTGAACACCCAGTTGTTCGCGGCGGACATGTACATTTCGAGCGTGGCGATGACGCTGGCGGCGTTCTTGGTGATGCGCACCCGCGTTTGCTGGGTGAGGGGGCTGATGATTTCGAGCGCGATGGCGCTGTTGGGCGTGGACTTTCCGATGCACAGGTTGTTGAGCGTGAACATGTTTTTCCCCGAGATGTGGGGCGTGGCCCCGTTCGCCGTGTCCTGGAACACGATTTCGCCGAGGCGCAAGTGGTCGGCGGTGTAGTATTGGTCGGCCTGCAGGATGTTGCCGACGCGCAGGCCGTACCGGCTGTCGGGCGCCGCGAAAATGGCCATGTGTTGGATGGGGTTGGAGGAGGACGTGAGGAAGGTGGCGGCGACGGCGATGTTGTTGGTGCTGTCGGTGAACTCGGTGGCGTGAAACAGCGCGACGTCGGTCCCGGTGGCGTCGGAGAGCGCGCCGGAGAAGTAGACGTCGCCTTCCACGTGCAACGTGTGCGTCGGGGTGCGCGTGTGGACGCCGACGAAGTGGGTGGAGTCGCCCATGAGCGCCAGGGACGGCGTGAGGGTCGCGTCCGTTTCGAGCACGGTGCGCGCGAGGTCGTACCCCGGGAGGAAGTACATGTGCTGGGAGTAGAGGGCCCGGTCCCGGAGCGTGCTGGAGTAGAAGCGGGGGTCGTCGCTGGCGGGCGTGAGGAAGAGGGTGGCCCCGAAGTCGGTGGGGTTGGTGGCGTTGTCGAAGTTGGCGCTTCCCGTGTACATGACGCGCGTCATGAGCGAGGAGCTGTCGTCCGACACTTCGAGCCCGAAGATTTCGGGCGTGACGTTGTGGGCGACGAGCTGGCTGTTGACGCTGTTGGCGGTGCCGATGCCGCACCCCCATCGCCCTCCGACGCTCATTCCGGTGCCAAAGTACTGGACGTTGGAGAGGGTGCCGTCCCCCGCGATGAAGTTGGCCCGTTCGTAGGTGCGCAGCACGTAATTGCTCGTCATGGAAGCGGTGACCTGGAGCGTGAGTTCGGTGAGGGACGGCGGTTCGCTGTTGAGCGCGAGGGGGATCACCGTCGTGCAATTGCACGAGTTGCCGTCGATGTAGGCGTAGAGGTTGGACGCCACCTGCGTGAGCGTGGTTGTGGTGACGTTGCCCGCGTCGGACCAGGTGCCGTTGGCGAACGTGAACGTTTCGCCGGCGAAGTAGTAGCCGTCGTAGGTGCTGAGGGTGGGCACGGTCACGACGTTGGACGTTGAGCTCGCGACGTTTCCGCTGCCGTCGTACCACGCGTTGTTGCTGCTAAAGTACGTGAAGACGAGGGGGAGGGCGCGCGTGTCGGAGTAGGGCGTGTCGACTTCAACGAGGAGCTCCCCTTGCAGGAAGAGACGCTGCTGCACGGTGAGGTCGCTTCGGACGTTGGCGAGGACGGCGACGGACTCGACGGCGTAGAGGTTGTCCGCTTTCATCAAGTTTCGGACGTAGATCGTGTCGGTGATTTGGACGTTTCCGTTGACGTTGAGGCTGTAGCGGTCGTCCAGGAGCGCGCCGCCGAGGGCGATGTTGCACGGGAAGCTGTAGCCGGCCATGAGGAAGGGGCCGGGGCCGATGTTGGACGCTTGGACGGAGATGCCGTTGCGCCGGAAGTAGATGTTGTCGAGAACCTGGGGGAGCTCCGTGACGTAGTCGTAGATGAGGATGTTGGACGCGAAGACGAGGCCGTGCACGTCTAAGGCGATGGGCTGCGAGTAACTGATGGACGGGTATCCGTGTGTCACGTCGTCGGAGTGGAGGACGTAATCGTACGTCGTGACGGCGTTCGTGTGGATGCCCACGTTTCCGTTGGCGTCGATGATGAGGTGGGGGTAGTCGGAGATGGTCGAGGAGGGCGTGTACAGCGGCGTGTCGTAGGTGTTGGAGCCGCCGTACACGGTGGTGAAATCGGTGTAATGGGTCGTGAAGTACGCGGTCGGGCGTCCCGCGTGGAATTCGAGGTTGACGCCCGGCGGCGTGTTGACGATGGCCGGCGAGTTGGTTCCGATGCCGACGAAGCCGAGGTTGAGCTGCGCGCCCTGCGTGTTGTCGATGCGAACTTGGGCGTTGTCCCAGTCGTAGTTGAGCGTGGACCGGAACACTTGGAATCCGTTGGTGTTGTAGAGCGCCTGGTTGCTCGTGCCGACGAGGACGGGGTTGTCGTAGAACGCGCCCATGTTGGGCAGCGCGATGCCCCACGCGATGGCGGTGGTGATGTAGTCGGATTCGTTCGTGTAGGTGAGGGTCGGGGCGTTGATGAAGCTGTTCGCGAAGACGACGCCGGTGATGCGCACGTCGCCGTCGACGATGAGCGAGGCCTGTCCGTTGGCGGTGCTGCGGTCCGGGAGGGGGGAGTTGATGGCCACTCCCCCCATATCGACGGTAAACGCGAACACGTTGGAGGCCTGTTCGCCCACGGCGAGGAACTGGTATCCGGGCGTCAAGTTGATCATGGGGGTTTGTGCATCGCGGGAGGGCAACAGCCCGATGCCCAGGCTGTCGTATTTGACCCGGGTAGGCTGAAGCCGGTTGTAAACGGCATTTCCGTACAACAATGACAACATTCCTGGGGAGGGGCGGTCCCCTACTTAAACCGCTTGCGATATAAAAAATAAAGTGGGACTCCCTATGTAGGTTTGGTTTGACCTATGTTTGCGTGGCCCAAAGTGTACGTGCTTTCCCTGGTGGGATCTGCGCGTCGAAACGTGATTCGCACAGAATTAAACCGCGCGGGTGTGCCGTTTACTTTCGCGAATGGCGTGTTGGTGCCGCGCGAACGGGACGAGTTTGTGCGCGATTGGATGGCCCATTATTTTCCAGACGTGCCTTTGCCTTCGCCTTCGGGGGTTGCGTTGTCGCACGGAACGTTGGGCACGCTGCTGGCGTACATGCAGCTGTTTAGACGCATCGCCGAAGACGCGGAGCATGACCACAGTTTGGTGATCGAAGACGACAGCGTGGTGAATCCAACGTTTAATTTTGAGTATATTAATTGGCAAAATATGATTTCGAGCTGTCAATCGCCCATGTTTTTGTTCGTCCATCGAAGCACGAAGCAGTACGGGTTGTGGGCCCAGGTGGTGTCCCGCGAAGGCGCGCGCTTTATGGTGGATCACATGAGCGATATTTTGCGCGTCAATTTACCCATCGACCTGTTCATATGGCAGCATCCCGAGATCACGCGCTACAACATGTTTGCGACGACGGGGGCCTGGTTGTTTCAGCAGGTCACGCCGGAGAACAGCATCGCGTTTTCGGAGCGTCTGCGCATCAACATGATGACCAACGGCCACATGCGCGATCACGTGGGGGCCATTTCGAGGTAATGGCGTCGACAGAGCGGCTCGTATTCTTGGGCGCCGCCGACCAGCGTTTCACCGTCGACCACGGGAACTTTGCGACGCGTGAAGATGGCGTCTCTTTTTTCCGGCAGGCAGCGGAGGCAAAGCGCCTTCAAGTGGACGATTTCGTCGGCGAGCGGGATCGCGGCGTGGAGCTGTCCGACGCATGTGCGCTGAAACCCCCCGTTGAGGCCGCACGCCGTCACGTGTTTTTGGTGGACGTCGACGGCGCGTCGGAGGAACGCGCACAGGTTGCCGCCCCATAGGTGCGCTTCCTCGATGAAGATGCACTTACACGTCGCGTACGCGGCGTCGGCGAAGATGTCTTCGAAGGACGCCATCATGCGGGACGGTAGGGACAGGTTCGAGTGCGTGCGGACGGCGTCGTTCCCGTAACGCGTGTCCGACTTGTGGTTGACGACGAGAATGGCGTCGCCGTACAGCATGCGCGCGATGTCGTAGCGACGGAATAGCTCCATGCTTTTTCCGGCGAACATGGGGCCGAGGACGATGGTGAAAGACATCCGATGGGCGGCGGGTGGGCGGAAAGTGTAGAGAGGTATCAAGATGGGCTTAAGTCGAGAGGCGACAATATTTTGTAAATGCCGACGTTACGTGATGGACGCATATTGGTCGTGAGTATTGACGCTCCAGGGAACCCGCGCCGGGCACATATGCGTCAGGTGTTGGCGAACATCCCCTTTCAGTTCATGGATGGAGTGATCGTGGGCAACGTGGACGTCGATCTGAAGGCATGGTGCGCGACGCGCGGTTTGTCCGTGCCGACGCCGTCCGTCTTTTTTCAACCCAAACCCGGCGATTTGGGCGTGCTGCTGGCCTTCATGCAGACGTGGGAGTACATGGTTCGTGAACGCGTGACGTCGGCGTGGATTTTGGAGGATGACGTGGTGCCCAACCCTCGTTTTTCGGCGGAGGAACTTGCAACGCACAACGTGCCTATAACGTCCGGGGTGGACGTCGCGTTTGTGCATCCCTATGGCGGGTTTGGGATGTACTGCACGTATGTGACGTTAGCGGGCGCAGAAAAGCTGGTAGCTGCGCGCGAACGATTGATCGCGCTGGACGAGCCGGTGGATTTAGCGATTTGGCACGGGGATGTGCCCGAGGTGCGAGTGGTGTCGTTTCAGGGGACGGACGAGTGGCTGTTTGTGCAGTCTTCTCCGTTAAATGACGCGCGTCATTCTCAACGCGTGGCGCTGAACGATGCAAAGCAAAAAAGATAAAAATTAGTTTGCGTGATTGTGCGATTGAGACGGCGACGGTGTCGGGGACATGGACGACTTGGGAGAGGGGATGGGAGAAAGTCGTGGAGAAGAGGCGCACTGGCTCATGTTGTCAAAGCTGGAACGCCGAGAGTTTGCAGAGGGAGGATAATAGTGTTGTAATTTTGGAGGGGAATTGGTAGCAGGGGAAATGATGTTAAACGTGAGGGGAGGGGGATCGTCCGTTTCTTGTGAGGAGGGTGGTGGTTGTGTTTTATAGCAATTTGAATCGGAAGGGGGCGTTTTGAGGTTATTTATTAAGCCGACGGTGCTGGAACGTCGTTTGGGAATCGGATGGATGAGATCGTCTTCACTGCTGTAATCGGGTGTGTCGGTGTGGACGGAATATTGTGATTGACGGTGAATGTTTGGAAAAGAAGGAGGGGATGTTAGCGTGGTTCGAGCAGGATTGTTGTTGAGTTTGAGAGAAGGGGATGGGGACGGGGGAGATATATCAGGATGAGTTGTGGAAGGTGTGCGAAAAATATCAAGTTCACAACAGCTGGAACAGCATGAGAAACGGGCCTGCCGTATACCGTGGTAACAATTAAAGTGGTCAAATATTCTATCCAGCGCAATGCCAGTAACCGTGACAAGAGTAGCTATATCTATCATGGCTGACATGGCGGCGAAAACGCAGTCTTACACGGGGGTGATTTAAAAAATGTGCGCGGTGTGGATGTAACTGGAGCGCTGGTTTCGTTGAATATGAATGGTTTTTTCGCTTAATTCCCGTATGGCATCAAGATGACTCATGAGAAGGACAGTGGTGTACCCCCCGATGTTCATCATATTTTGCAGCACGGTGTGTGCCTGTTGAAGGTTTACTGCGTCACAACACGTGAATCCTTCGTCGATGATCATCATTTTCAGCGAATGACCGGTCGCTCCTATTTTATTTAGGGTGGCCCGCATCGCGAGCCCAATAATGAAACGTTGAAAGCCAGAGCAATTTGACAATATGACGGTATTTCCTCGGTCTTGCACGGTCCACACTAATTTATTTTGCGTCATCGTGGGCACGACGCGAAAGTCCACGATCGGATCCAGGAAGGTGTTTATTTCTTGTTCGATCAATGGCAACACCCACCGCTGATAAATTTCGGATTTAAAGCCGCCGTTTGACTTATTTCCAAGAAACACGTCTTTTAGACGTTCAAGTTTATTTAGTTTTTCGCGCATTTCGGATAACGTTGAAATATACTGTTGCTCAACGGCATGGTTTTCGTTATATTGTGCGATGAAGGCACTAATCGTCTCAAGTTGGCTATTTAACACTTTTTCTTGGTGAGTAGAATCTGCTAACGTTTCTTCCAACTGCCGAAGGGTGTTTGCGTGACGTATGTGGTGTTGATCAAAATGTCGAAATTTATTTTGTACATCTTTCCATTTTGATTGTAATTCAGCAGTCTTCCATTTTTTCCACGCTTGCGAAATGGTCAGTTGTTGGTGTAACTGGTCTTGAGCGGTTAATAATTCGTACACGTGAAGTAATTTGACGTGTTGTTGAAGACGCTGTGTATGTTCAGCTTGCTGGGCCCATTCTTGTTTTGCGGTGTCCCATTCTTCAATTTCGCGCGTCATGGCATCGAGTTTTGTTTCGTATTCCGCACGGAGAGCTAAGGTGTGTTCGTTGATGGGACCGATTCCCCGAGATTTACGTTGAATCCGCGTAATTTGAGATTTGCAAGACTTGAGCTCAAGTTCCTTGTGGACGAGATGCGAGTGTTGTTGTTGACACGCCCAGCAATCGGGGTTTGTTTGAATTGTACGTAATTGTTGAATGTCTGCACGAAGAAGTTTGAGCGTAGATTGTAATTGGTGACATTCTCGCATTGTTTGCAATGAACGGGGAGGGATTGTTTTGCAAAATGCGGTCCATTGATCGAGTTGTTGGTTCCATTGCGATAACCCACTTTGGGGGCGACGTGGGGATGGTGAGGGTTCACTTAATTGCTGGTTTAATGTGTATAATTTTGCCTGAATCTCTGAAGATGTTAGGTGGTTGAATTCGTTCGGGATTTGTGCAACTATTTTTTGGAGTTGTGATGACAGGTGCTCGACCGTTTGTGTTGGTTTTTCTGGTTCGTCATCCACTTCATCCACTTCATCCACTTCATCCACTTCGTCTACTTCATCCACTTCGTCTACTTCATCTACTTCATCCATATTAATGTTATAAAGTTGTGAGAGAGTAGTAATATTCGTCTTTTCTGAAAAAAGTTCTTGAAGGTTGAAATTTTCTTCATGTTCGTCACCGTCGCATGCATATGGCAATGACTCGGAGTCGGTTGTATTTGTGGAAGGATGGTATGACGGAGTAAATATGCTGCGTATGTGTTGTAATGACAGTTGAGTAGCAGTTACGGTATCATGAATATTAGATAATGTGGCACTTAACTTTTGAACGTGGTCTGTTTGTTGTTGCAGATTAAAGTTTTTAAACCGTTCCGACATGCCTTGAATGTGCGAAGATAAATCACTGCAAATGACTTTGTGAGCCTTGATAGATTCATCAACAATAAGCTGAAAACTTGCAATCGTTTCGAGATGCATCGATTTATCGAGAGTAGATTTTTGATCGATACTTGATAAATGAAAGAATGAAACATTGTCAAATTGACATAATATTGAGCTCATCATGATTTCGGGTAATGTTCCAAAGTGATGGTGTATCCATTTGGATACCATTGGACCTCCTTCTGCGGTAAGAATAGGTTCATTTGACGTTAATTCATGTACAGATGCAGACAATGCTTGTTTTTGTTGAATACCGGAGGATGCGATTCCAAAAGTGCGTTTAATTTCAAATATACGATTATCAAATCCTACCGTAATTTTAGTGAATGCACTTTTTCCAACGGGTCGTTCGTCGTTTATGATGGATGCAGTCATTTTAATGTCGGAAAGTTCATACCGAGAAGATGTTGGTTCACCATATAGTCCAATGCAAATAACATCAATGAGAGCGGATTTTCCAGACGCATTGGGCGCATTTACGAGAATAATTCCTGGCTCAAACGTAATGTGATTGTTTGGGCCGAAACACATAATATAGGACCAGTCCATGGATTGAATATGAACGGCTTGAGTGTCGTTCAAGGAAACATGTTGACGATCCGTGTCAAACGTGTCTAAAGCTTTTTGTATTAGTTTATTCCGAATGGTAATTTTCTCGGTAATATAAGGGGGTAATGAATTGGTGTTTGTGAATACCAACATATTTTTTGGATCTTGGATCCATTCATCGACACACAAACACGGACTTTTATCATGAATGTAGGTCATCCAATGTGACGGTTGATTTATTTCAGACAACAAGGTTGGACTGGTTGAAAGTGGGGCACTGTGGGTGACTAATCGGGTTCGTTTTACTTGCGTTGGTTTGATTCCGTGCATGGTTAACGTGGAGCGAATATTGACGTCATCTGTTTCAGAACATCCTATAAGTTTCACGCGAGCCTTTGTTGGTATTGATGAAATGGCTTCTAACAGCGGGAGTGTACGATGAGAAGAAAAACGCGCGAATAGTTGTCCCGATGCATCTTGAATAATACTTACATTGCTGAAATCATTAATTACTTCGTGGATGGTCACGTGCTGTGTTTCGAGATTCCACACTAAATATCCATGACCGAAAGTCGGCTCTCCTTCATCTTGTTGAATGAGAGATCCTGGATATCCCCAAGTAAAATGAAAAGTGGGCTCTTGATGTACAATTTGTTTATGATAGTCTCCGAGCAATAGGTACTCATATCCTTGAAACCACTCCAGCGGGTATGGACCATGGCATGGAACTATGCTTCCGTGAAATAAAGCGATTTTATGCTGAATGGATGAATTGAACACGCGTGGGTCCGGAAAGGAAGGCAGTGTATCAAGGGTACCAGCTGTATTAAATGATCGTAATGTATCTTTAATAGAACACATTCCGAATCCAATATTTCCCCATATATAATGCCCAGACTGTTTTAGATAATGTATGGGGTAAGGAGTAACATTCGATAAATATGGCGTTATTAATAGGTCGATGGTATCGACATAGCTTGGATCTTCTTGACGGAAATCATGGTTTCCAGCGATGACTAAAATAGGTAATAATGTGAGTAATTTATTTATCCATTTAAAAAAAATAATTGAGCCTTCTGTTTCGAAACGCCCCTTATTATGAAAAACGTCTCCTGCAATAACGAGTAATGCGTTATTAGACTGAACGCATGGAAGTTGTGAGATGGACTCGATGAAATGCGAAAATACGTGTTCATATTCAACACTTCGGGATTGAACTTTGTTTCCCGTGCGTACGTGAATGTCTGCGATATGTATGAGGTGGGTAGCATTGTTCGTAGACAGTATTTGGAGCGGATGCATATTATAGTGGGGAATGTGCGTACTTAAGCGGTTGACTCGTTCGGTGGAGGCGTCGAGAAAATAAGACGGTAACGATCCTGTGTACCGACTGTATGTCCCATAGAAAGCGCAATTTCTTTTTTATCCGCAACGGAAAGCGCATTAAAATCTATAGTGTTTATGAACGAATGTCGGATGATCGCGACGGTTAATGGTTTGTGGAAAATGCGTTTGAAAACGCGCATTGTCCATGAACTAAATAAAACCGGAGTAAACGGTTCGTCGTTGTTATTAATAAAGAGCCATGAACGAGGGCGATTTTTTAGACTTTCCTTTAGATCGTCCATTAATGGTTTGGGCATTTTCAAGTCATATCCGTCGTGATGATTTCGTGTTTTAAAGTGATTTATTATTAGTTTACCAGGTTTTAATAGTATATAGTTCGGTTCCACATTTTTTTCAGGAGGTTCATTTTCATACAACGCGACTTTTGCGTATTCGCACCGCATTGGGTGTAGATGCGTGTACATTCCTAGAAGTAACCGTTCAATGGAACCGACAGGCAGTTCGTCCCTTTTTTTTATAATTTCATCGTACGGAACGTATCCAGCGCGTTGACGTTCGGTAGGTGCGTTCGTTTCGTAGCGCGCATTTACATTGTTGTCGGCAGATTTGAACGCGGTAGACCAAGACTCAAACTGTTTGGTGAAAGAGGTTTTGAGCGAGGCGTTATATTTAAAAAGGCCGAGAATAAAGGAAAGATGGACTTTAAAACTGGTGTCCTTGGGAAACCACGATTTAAATAACGGAATATATTTATCTGGATGTTCAAGAATAGTTTCGATGGTCGTGTTGGCTTTGGCGGTTAGGCTACGTACACCTGATTCGTAGTTGCTGATGGTTTTTGGAGATAAAGCGGCTACCCGGATGTTGTCAATGAGTGCCATTACTCTTACATTATTTTATATTTATGTGTCGTGACCGTTTATGCGAATGGTTTTATCCGCAATAAGTGCAGAAAGTATACGTAAAGATAAAGGTCCATCCGCTGGTTCTCTTCCGTCAACAAGTGTATACAAATCTTCTAAGTCGTGCTGTTGCAAATCACTGACCAGGTTGGCCATGCCAAAGTCAACAATATACACTGCGCTTACTCCTCCTTTTTTAGAAGCTGGAACTATTAAAACGTTTCCCATGTGTAAATCGTGGTGAATAATTCCAACAGAATGTAATTTTTGAAGAGCTGATTTTACTAATGTATTTGCAGTCAATAAATCTGCTTCAGAAGCATTTTTTCGCCACTCGCTTAGTTTTTCACCACGAATAATATCCATAACTAAAATACCAATAGTCTCATCTTGACGAGTGCATAAAAAACTTTTATAAACTTTTGGGCCCACACCAAGTGTGCCGGCAAGTGTTGCTAACTTAACCTCGTTATCCCAGTTTTCAATAGAATCAGGTAATTTATTCCAAGAATTTGATAATATCTTTACGACTTTAACCGCATAATGCGCATTTTTTGGCGAATTTGTACCAAACGCGGGGGCACAAGTTTCTTTATTTATTTCATAGACGTTTCCAAAATATCCGCTGCCAATACTATTATTTTTATTTTTTGATTTATTTTTTGTTGAATTGCACAAACATGCGTCAATATCACTTGCGGATTCTGGCAAAAGTTTAGATGCAGTGATGAATTGAAATTTTCGCCCTTTAACGGTATCAATAAAGTCATTTACCATTGTTTGAAGTGAATTGCGTAGGAATGGATCTAACGATATTAGTTTCATTTGAGGGATTTTTTCCTTGCGTTCAATTTTATTGAGGTATGTCGCAACGCGGGAAATAATGCGGGTGACGTTCATTATTTATTTGTCATATAAAAATATCTGCATAAGTCTTCGAACAGGATCATGGACAAGATGATTGTTGCATTTGTGTCTACTGTCGCGGGTTCACCCATGACCATGTGCAAAGTGTGCAAGTATTTTCGAGCAAATTGGAACTCACTATATTCGCCTGTAGTTGAGTTTGGAAAATGCACTCGATTTGGACATCCAAATGTGAAAACTGGACGTATTGACTACGATTGCGCATCCTTAGTGCGTCAAAACAAATGCAAGGGCACATTTTTTGAACCGTGATCTGATTGAAGGCAGCGTAAATACTCCAGCACCAATAATGACATATGTTTTCTGCACTTGCGCCGAGTCGGCTGTCAAAACATAGGCCCTATGTTTTCTCACTGCACGGGCGCAGAGTCGGCTGTCAAAACATAGGGGCCTATGTTTTCTCACTGCACGGGCGCCGAGTCGGCTGTCAAAACATAGGACCTATGTTTTCTCACTGCACGGGCGCCGAGTCGGCTGTCAAAACATAGGGCCTATGTTTTCTCACTGCACGGGCGCCGATTCGGCTGTCAAAACATAGGACCTATGTTTTCTCACTGCACTGGCGCCGAGTCGGCTGTCAAAACATAGGGCCTACCTTGGTGTGCCCTTGGCGAGGTCGACATCGATTGCGGCAACTCGGCCGAACCCGACGCCGTCCTGGCGCAAGGTCTGCTGCATGGGACACACAACCGCCTTATGGTCGCGCTGCAGGTCCGACGGCGGATGAAGCCGTGCTTGTGGGTGCCGTTCATCGTCGACACCGGCGCGCCGTTCAACTTTGTGTCCGTCGACGTTCTGACCGCGCTCGGATTCGCGGACCACGTGCAGGAGCACGCTGGACATCGCGGCGTCTCCGTGGGCGCTGGCATGTCGCACTCCCTTATCGGCCATCAGTTTCTCACGAAGATCGGAGCGGTGCTTACCATCGACTACTGGAGCAACCGGTTCACGATCCGGGGGCGCGTCCATTGAGCACTTGACATGGCCAACAAACTCGTCGTGCGTTTGCGGGAAACGCGCAAAGGGCCGATAAGAACCATGTTTGTAGTAGAAACAGAAGGTCCTATGTTTTCACACAACAAGTCAATCACGTTTGTAGTGAAAACAAAGGTCCTATGTTTTACACAACCACGCCAACCGTGTTTATGGTGAAAACATATGTTGATTGAATAAGATATAATTATATAAATAATGAATAAATTTAACCCCCGGCCGATATATTTAACCCCCTTGCGACTTTCGGCCGAAAGTCGCAAGGGGGGTAAATATATCGGCCAATTGGGGATAACTTTTATATTAAAAATCTACTTATTATTTAATATATTTTCTAATGTTTGAATTCGTTGGTCAGTATCTCTTTTATATTGGTCAAATTTAGTTGATATTTCCTTTATTCCTTCAACGAGTAGTCCCACGATATGTCCGTAGCTAACTCCAAGATAACCATCTTCTCCCGTATGAACGACCTCTGGAAGTACTTTTTGCACGTTTTGTGCAGTAACTCCTACAGATGTAATATTTGTTGATTTAAATGTATAGTATACGCCATCAATTTTATTTATTTTTGCAAGAGCATCTGGAATAATGTAAATATTTGTTTTTAGCCGTTCATCCGAGGTTGCAATTATATCTGGTGCATGAATGTATCCATTTGAATCCGTCTCAACGATACTGTTTGCTGCACCAGTTGTTGAAGTAGTTACTTTAATTGTACATGCGGTGCCTCCATTAAAACTACATGAATTATTCTGTGCATCATACATTGAAATAAAAGTTCCTGATGTTAAAGAATTCGTAACATAACCAGCAGAACCAGCCGAAGCTGCATAAGTCGCAGAATCAGCCGAAGTTGCATTATAATTACCAGCTGAATCTCGTGCAACTAAAGTGAGTCCATGACCAGAACCGTTTGTGTTTGTAGCATTCGTTGAAATAGTTGCGGAAGAAGATCCATCGAATGAATTTGTAATGCTTAGATATGTACTAACAGACAGACTATTTGAAACCTTTGTCGCAGTACCATTAAACGCATTTGCTGTTATATTACCCAACGCATCTCGTGCAACTAATGTATTCGCAGTTGCAGAGGTTGTAGCGTTAGTCGTAATAATTGCATTTGAACTCCCGTTATAAGGAGATGTTATATATAAATTACTTCCGACAGTTAGTGTATTATTAACTTTATTTGCGCTAGTTGCGTTTCCAAACATGTTGCTACATGTAACATTGTTGGCAATGACATTTCCACTGTAAATATTACTATTACTATATATATTGTTGGCAATAACATCTCCACTAATGTCTAATAATTTAGTTGGGATGCTTTTTCCAATGCCAACATATCCATTCGCAGAAATTCGCAGTCTTTCTTGAGATATATTACACGAGTAATTATATGTATTGAACAGAATGGATGATCCATTATTAACATTTGAAGTTACACTATCATATATCTGCATGTAAGTTCCATTTGTCCATTGACCATTGCTATCAAGTTTACCAATTATTGCATTATTTGATGTACTGTTATTCCATTTAGCACCGACAGTAAGACCTGTGGAAATATTTGATGAATTTATTATTTTGGCATTCCCATCAACAATAAGAACATTTTGAATGTCCGACGATGCAGTAGGTCCGATGAGTGCAATAGATTTAAATTGCCCTATACCACTGCTAATTTGAGCTATAACACTTGGTAAATATGCAACATTAATAGTTCCAGAGGTTATATTTGTCGCATTAATCTGCGTAATATTACTGCCGATTCCACTAAAATAGGTAGATCGACACGACCCAGAAATGTCAAGTGCATAATTTGGGTTTTGGTAGGTACAGATACCAACGGTTGCTCCTGAATTTAAAGACGCTGTAGTAATTGAGCTGGATATGTATAAATCTTGAATAATCGTCGAGTTTCCAACATATAATGATAATGTGTTAGGTGTAATATTTGCGTTTGTAAGCAAGTTAGAGCTATAATTGAATACGTATATTGGATTTGGATTATAGTAAAATGTTGGATTTGCAATATTCAACCCTATAACAATGGTTCGTGATAAAGACGACACTTGAAAGAATGGAGTATTCGTTGAACCCACAGTTAATCCATTTAAGCAAGTTAATGAATAACATGATGCGGGTCCATTTACATAAAGAAGTGAATTCGATGGGAAGGGTGCAGATGTATTAATGCCAACAAATGGTGCAACGCTTGAATTATATGTATTACCATTGGCATATACATACAGTTGATTACCTAAATTTAATGTATTCGAAATATTTATATTTTGAATGGAAGCATTAACTATTGTAGCCATACTGGTTGCAAGGTTGGATGTACCTATATTTTGTGAAACATTAAGATTACTATTTATGTTTACATTGGTGGATGTTATCTGCATAGTTTGTGCATTTAGAATACCAAAATTTACGTTATTATACACAGTTAAAGGCTGATACATTTGCGTTGTTGCCCATGAATATATGTTTCCATTTGATCCGACAGTTGAATCCAATGTAAACTGACGAGAATATATGTTTGAAGTGTACACATTGGTCGTAGATAAATTTTGAAATATGTTTACATTCGATGATGTAATTGCATTAATAAATGCAAAATTTGATGTTATTAAATTTGCAGATGCTATTATGTTTGTTGTGTTTATATTTCCTGAATTATAAATGTTGTTCATTGTCATTAATCCATATGGATTAATGCTAAACATTAAATTATTTTTACTATATCCTTCAAGTAAATTTGAAATCACATTCGTTGAAATAATACGTTGAACAGGACCTAATCCGGTTTGTACAACTTGTAAAGATGGATTTGTCGCATTGTACTGTGTAATTTGAGTAGAGGCGGTTGGTAGTAAGTAAGATGGTATGACAACTACATATGTACCCGGAGAACACGTCGCAAGGAATGTTGTGTCCATAAAATATAAATTTGCATGGTACAACGAAATACCGTGTAAAATGAAATTCCCATATACCGGGTCTTCGGTTATAGATAATATCGATGCGAATTTGGAGGGTGTCTGAGTACTGTAAGGATTATACATTAAAACTTGTTGACCAATAGTACCATCATATTTATAAAAAGTCTGACCTGATGATAGTAATAGGGAGTTATCATATGGTGTTGTAACAATGCTTGAAATATTATTTGGTACAATTTGGATCCACGAATGGTTTCCATTTAATGATGAATATGCATTTAGTAGTGTTGTTGTAGAATAAGATGAATTTATAGTTATAGTTGAAATAGTTGGTTCAGAATTTTGAGCAGTTATATTACTTAGACCTATAAACGAATAGGATGAAGGTTGATATAACTTAATATCATCTATTGTTAACAATGTGTAACTTACATTTAAATTCGTATTTGTCAAAATCTTTTTAATCGATAAATTATTCCCTCCAAGATTGTGTACCCACTGTAAATTTCGTTGATTATCTTGTTTAACAATAAATATATTTGAATAACCTTGATATGAATCATATAGTGATAAAGAAGGTGCTTGTAGTGTTGTATATGATATATAATTCGCAATAACGGATGGTGGAAATGTTGGAACATAATTTAGTCCGTATAAACTCATTATATAATTGTATGAGCCTGTATAGGTTGATATATTAGTTAAAGTATATGTATTATATATATTCATGTTTGATGTTATAGTAATAGACAAATTACTGTTGATTGGATTACCATAAGTAGGATCATTAATAATATTTTCAGTAGTTGTAAAAGAAATATTGCATGTTATAATGTTACATGTTTGAATATTATAGGAAGGACATGTAATTATGTTTGAAAATGTTCCACCCCATATAATATTGTTTTGTGCATCAACACTGATAGTTGGACTTAATATCGGTCCTGTAAATGTTGTACATGATGTGGATTGACTCCCATCGTAAGTTGAAAGTGTTGCAACAAATGCACCTGAACCAATTATCCCGGATGTTCCGGCGGACCCAGACGTCGAAATGAAAAAGTTGGCTCCAACATTTGTTGCGCTATATGTTCCTGAAATTAATACGTTGTTACCATCTGTAGTGAATATTGCGTCTGTTGGTATTCCTTTGCTCACTTGATTTATCCATGATATAGTCCCTGTGCTTGAAAAAAGCATCACAAAACCGTCGTTTTCATATAAAGGAGTACCGGAAGAATGGATTGAATTGTCTGGGCTGCTGTATGTCATTTGTCCAATACCTAAAATAGCAGTTTGACCAGCAATAACAATCCCATTTAATCCTACACAAAATACAGGAGATATGACGTTATTTACAAAGAAATTTAGAGATGAAATGTTACACGTTTGTATACACACATTTAACGTGTTTACAGACTTATTATAACTCGTTGAATATATAGTATTGTTATACGAGTATACGTGATTTACAAATGAATTAACATTTACATTACTCACGAACGAATTTGTTTGGTACAAATAAGATGTATCCGTTATTCCACCATCATACGAAATATCTGTACTTCTCATAGATAATGTATTTACCGCTAATTGTTGAGCAGTAAGAGATCCTCCAAAAATTCCGTTATTTCCGAAAAATCCATTTCCACTAAAATATCCATCCCCATTTGGAACATGTAAAGAATAACTGTTGGCAGATGCGTTGCATCCAACATAAAATGACGAATAAATTACACTTACGTCTTTACCATCGATTGTTTCCGTGTATAAATTATTAATATTACCATGACCATTAATGAATAGATTTCCGTTTGAAATATTTAAATTTCCGTTAATATCCAATGAATAATTACCATTTGGAGAGGTTTTATTGATTCCAACACTTACCACATTGTTGGTGGCTGTCATTGTAACCATGGTTGTATTATTCGACCCCGCCGTGAATGAAAGTGCTTCACTGCTGGTTTGAATCGTGTTTCCGTATGCACTGGTAGTATCGCATAACCGAATACATGCATTTGATTGCGAGTGGCTACCAAAAATGGCAACCTCTTCTTCGGATGAAAACACTGCAAAATTATCACCGAAGGGTAATTTTGAAGAGCTGCCACCTGGATTAAGAATCAACACCATGATCCTATAATGACCCCGTTACTTTAAGCTCACATTACTGTTGAGCGAAACGCAACCATGAGGTAAAAAAAATATGCGTAGCCGGATCTCTTCGCGAGCAATACGATGACGAAGTGGGGTGCGTCGGCTTACTTGGCGAACGGTGTCATCGCCGCCGTGAGATGAGACATGGACGACACGGGGACGATGGGCTTCGGGGCAACACTTCCCCCAAAGAAAGCCTCGGCGGTAAGCGGACCAGATGTCTTCTTCGAAGCCGGGTTCTTGCTGATGTCATCCTCTTCGTCCACCACATCTGTCAGGTAAGCCCCCAACCCCGTAGGAGCATCCGTGAACTGCGCAATGGAAGACGCGGTCGAAGTCGCAGCAGGTGGAATAATGGGAGCCTGAGATGGAGAAGTCGGCTTTGTGTTGTTGGGAAGCTTACGATGGTGAGCAACGTTGCTTCCCACAAAACCCTCGTTAATCTCGCTCATGACACCCGAGTAATACGACGGTTGATCGGCGGTTTCTGAAAACTGCGCCTTCGCCAGATCCGTGAACTTCGAGCGCGAGCCCTTAAACCCGTCGTACTGTAACTGCTTCCCGTACAGAAGAATGATAATCGTCATGACCGCAATAAGGCCTGTGTACAGCAGGATCAGGAGTGCCTTGACCCACCCAAGGATGCCACATAGAGACTCGTCGCCCCCGCGCATCAGGCACGTGATGTCAAACAACGACAGCCCGATCGACGGCAGCAGCACAAGGAGGAGAAGAACAGCCGAGCCAACCTTCTGCCCAATCGACGCCGATCCCCCCGACACCAGGATGGTGACAATGAACAGGGCGATGGTTGTGAAGATGGCAACCGCCGCCACGATGGACGGGGTTGAGTCGAGGAACAATCCGCTGAACCAGTTCAACCCGGATGCCATTTTACCAGGACAACATATTTTTTTTTATGTGGTGGACAGGGGTCGGGACGATTTGCGTGTGTGGTATAAAATACATGCCGTGTCAAACGGGGGTAACCGCGGTATGGCCTCGTGCATGTACTGTTTTAAATATGTGTCAAACCCGAAAGTCGTTGGGAATAAGTGTTGGCAACCCATCAACGGATCCACCATAAGTTTACTAGCCCAGTTGGGTAAGAGAGGTGCGCTGGCGATAGGTAAAATCATGAGCAAACATTCATGCGGTGAAAATGGTTCTTTTGTATGTTGTAACGCTTCATACCGCGACGGTTGTGTATTTTGTGCAACGATCGCTAGATCACGTGCTAATGGTCCATACGGATAAGGGTAATGCCATTGGTTGACGTCCACGGTTTTATATCCATGTAAATAGTAGGACAAGTTCCATCGCAATCCATTAAGATAACAGAGTGTCGCATTCGAATACGTCTCTTCATCTTTAAATAAAAGGCGTTTATAATTACTTTGCCATTCTCCCGCACCAAATACGTTGATGACTTCCTTGTATTTTGGAATGACCGGAAAATGTTCCCATATTTCTCCAAATTGAGTGCTGGGGGGAGGGGTCGCACGTTCGTACCATTTATGTAAATCTAACATCGTTTTGGTTTCTGTTTTATCGATTTCAAATAATAATTTACTTAGTAACGCAGTGTTTAGCGTCCCATCTTCTAATACAAGTTTTATTGTACCTCGCTCATTTACTCGCTTCATCGCAAAGATAAGGGTATCTATCCCGCCTCTTTTAATTCGAAGAGGACCGATAGCTGGTAAGAAGTCGTTTCCTAACAACATGCACATTGCGATGTATGAATTAACATCAATATCTAGTTTTTCAATGCTTACACGTAATGCGTCGATATCAAGATATAAAAACTCGTTTTGTTCACTTAATTGCATGTGAAACATCGTGGGTTCTCGCATTAAATATATATGTTTCGCGTTTGACATTAATGATAAACATATTAAATCGGCGTCCAAGCCATGAATGACGACATTTTCATTCGGCGGAGATACTCGTAAATGCTCGTATATTTTACTTTCCCCCTCTCCATAATTTTTATCATCCCACAGTTCTATGTGTTGGTTGCATAGATTTTGATGTAAATAGGACGAAAGTGAATTCATAAAATGAGTGCCTGGAGATATCGCATTTCGGTCCCACCCATTACCGTGTGTAAAATTTGTTTTTACGTATGCGCTTATAAATCGCCGACGACGTTGCTGTTGCATCTTTGCAAGAGGAGGCACGCCATCCACGGCGAGATATGTGTGATCTGGCTTTGCTTCCGCAATAAGATGATATGTTTGTTTTTCTATGTCTTCCATCATTGCTTTCTCATCTCCAGTGTTCTCATGCGTAGAACATATGGGGTGAATCGTCGCATTAAAATCCACGTATAACCGAGAAACATGGCCAACATGTGACCGAGCTCGAATTATGTTTGGATGTGCCTTAATCAACGCTTTAAAGTACCCAGGAATACCCATCGGTGCCGAGTGTTTCTCATGGGCTCCGCGAAATGCTTAACCAAGAATGGGGTCCTGAGTCCCTGGCCCGAGTTCCGAGTCGAGTATTTCGCAATACATGGGGGTATGAACACAAAGCCGCGCGCAGGATTGCATGGCCATTGCGTGAGACCAAGTGTCCCCCTCTGCGGTGACTTCTTTTCGGGCCGTTTAACCAGTTGACATGCTAGTGTGTGGTGCAAATGACGCGTGCAGGGAACCGGAGGACCTTTGACTTGACTCGGCCCTGGTATGTGATGGGGATACGGCTACTGTAGTTGCGTCGCACTTGGTGCCCTTTATGAAGCCCGATGCGCGAGAAGTATGCCATGATCAAGGAGAAGGCGGCGAAGCGCAACGAAGCCCTCGCCTCTGGCAATAACGTGCTGGCATGGTCGGACTAGTACACGTGTTCAAGGAGCTGCGCGGACTTCTTCGCGAAAATAACATTCCCGAAGCCGAATGGGAGACGTGGATGCAGGGGTCTGTGATGTCCGGTTGTGCCGATATTTTTGGTCGGGTGAGAGTATGTTTGACTCCACGGGCGAGTGAGTACCTTGACGGCTTGAGGCGTGCGCGTGAAACACGCCCAACTCCGAGTTGAGGAGGGCAACAAATAGGGCTTAAACAATCTCAGACTATATATTTGTAATGGTGTTTGTGTCCGTTGTGTGCCCAACGTACAATCGTAGGTCATGGTTGCCGTTCATGCTCTATCAATACATACATTTCGATTGGCCAAAACATGAAAAAGAGTTAATTGTCCTTGACGATAGCCCAAATTCAAATGAAGACCTATTCATCGGATTTGAAGAATACAACGTCCGTTATACGCATATAAGCAAGAAATTAACTATCGGTAAAAAACGAACTCTCATTAATAAAATGGCCACGGGTGATATCATTGTGTGTATGGATGATGACGATATACATCAACCTCAACGCATAAAGCATTCTGTAGAAAGATTAGTTACGATGAAGGTTGAATTGGTTGCAGCAACTAGTTTATATGTATTTTACAAATCCACCGGAAAAATAAGACTGTTCGGCCCGTATCATGACACCCATGGAACACATGGTACGATGGCATATACAAAAAAATATGCAGCAACACATACTTATGATCCGTCGGTGCTTCATGCAGAAGAAAGGAATTTTACAAACAATTTTTCTGAAAATATGGCTCAACTGGATCCACTACTTACAATATTGTGCATCGCACATGAAACGAACACATATGATAAAACTCAGCCAGCTGTACTTCAAAGTTCCCGTGAAACATCGTTGTTGTTGCGTCAATTTTGGAAATAATCTGAGTGCGTTTTGTACGCATATTTTTTTATATTTAGTTTTTATAATGGACCCATACGTGTTGTTAAACGTAAAGAAAGGGTGCACTGTCGACGAACTTAAAACGAATTTTAAAAAAATTTCAAAGCGTGTCCACCCAGATAAGGGCGGAGATGAGCATTTATTTAAATTACTTATTGATGCATTTCGACAAATACTAACTGAAATTAAATCACGTGACACGGATAAGCCACATTCAGAATTAAAAGCAGGGTATCAACGGGCCAATGGCGCAAGCGCAAGCTCAAGCGAAAACACCAACACCAGCACTGGCAATATACCGACTTTTTTTCAGAGTACCAATCCGAAAGAAGTCATGAAAAAATTCAATGAATTTTTTGAAAAGAATAAGCTGGACAATCCAGAGGATGTTGGGTATGGGGAACAAATGGTTTCATCAAGTAAAACACGGGATGATATAAGTGTTTCTCAACTTTACAAAGGACCATACAATCATGATCGTTTTAATTCCACTTTTGAACAACGAGTTGTTGCACCCAAAGAGCATCGATTAGCTGTGTACGAAGAGCCATCATCCGCGTTTACCATATCAGCCCTTGCAACCTCTGATTTATCCGGACAACGCCCAGCTAATTTTAGTGGTGGTGGTGAAAAAGGGAGGCTCCAATATGAAGACTACATGCAAGCACATACTACCTCAAGACTAGTTGATACGTCTTCTGTTTCTCAGCGTCCGTCCTATCGATCTATTGAAGAAATAAAGTCCGCCAGATCAAAAATTCCTGTGTTCACAGAAGAAGAACAATCTGCATATTTACTGCAAGTGGAAAGGCAAAAACGTGTTTCCGAAGATGAAATGCGCGCTGTTCGAGAACGGGATGCTTTGTTAGAAAGGCATCACATGATGGTGAGTCGCATGTTGACAGCAAAACGATAACAGGGTTAAGGATCGCATGGGGGATGTTACGCATTCCATACATGCCGTCGTATCGACTGTACGAGTTGATCGGGGTTAACCAATCTGCATCTGCGGATGAGATAAAGCGGGCCTACAAAAAGAAAGCCGTTTTATGTCATCCAGACAAAGGAGGAGATCAAGAAGAGTTCAAAGAATTAAGTCACGCGTATGACGTGCTATCCGACGATCAAAAGCGCCAACGTTACAACGAAGTGGGCGACGAAGGACTGTCCATGCAAGAAAATGGTGGAGGTGGAGGACCCTTTCAAACACATCACTTCGAAGACTTGTTCGCAAACGTATTTGGTGGGGCTTTTGCGTTCAATAGACCTCAACCGCAACAGCAGCAGGGAGCTATTTTTATGCACAACATTGACATCGAATTAAAAGAAGCGTTTACAGGTCTTCAACGGACCATGTCTGTTCGTATGCAAAAAAATTGCACTGCTTGTTTGAACACGTGTTCTGCATGCAATGGGCAGGGTCATTGCATGCGCATTATTCAATTGGCGCCAGGGTTTCAACAATCCATGCTCACTCAATGCACACAGTGTGAGGGAAAAGGAAAACGTAATTTTCCAGGATGTGGAGTATGCCACAGCCGAGGGAGTATTGATGAAGCCAAAGATATTGAATTAAAAATTCCAAGAGGTTGCGAAGACGGTCATGAAATTCGTTTCCCTGGTTTCGGGCGCACCCCGTTGGATGCACTTGTCATTAAAATTCGCGTCAAACAAAACGAGCATTTTGATCGTTCTGGAAACGACCTTGTGTATAAAAAAATTATTATGCTTGCAGATGCGATACTCGGAACTGACGTTCATGTACCTCATTTTAGCGAAGAAATGATAATTGATACACGCCCGTGGGGAGTGTTAAATCCATCACGAAAATATATGGTCCCTGGAAAAGGTATGGTAAATGAGAATGGCTCAACTGGAAATCTTATACTTACATTCGAGGTATGTTATCCGACCAACCCGTTACCAGACGACGTGCGAGACGCATTAAAACCACTATTAAGCGCATTAACGTGAATTACACCTCATTTTCATTTAAAAGATAATGTACGCAAAGTTTGCAGGTTCTTCCAATGCGTTGAGCCCTACCAATGATTTGTTTTTTCGCTTGTGAATCAAATTTTTGAAACATGACGACGTCAGTTGTATTAGTTAAGTTTAATCCGGATCCTGCATATGTTGTATTTAACAGGAGTAATTTAATTTCACCCTTGTTGTACATTTCGATGTAATAATTAATTCGTTTTGCATTACCTTTTAATACTGCAAAGGTAATATTTAATTCAACAAGCACAGGGATAACCGACGAAAAAGAGGAATCATACGACGAAAATAATAATATATGACGGGACGGTAATTGATTTAGCGAATGAAGCAGTATCTTAATGTTTGCAAGTTTTAAATTTGAATGTGGAAAGCTACCAAATTCATTTACTGTTTCAGGATATGAGGTTTCGTCACTTGAGTAAGATGGTGACATGACCACAATAAAATCTTTTGTTATATTTTCGTGCTTACACATTGGGCACGTATTTTGACGTTGCACCCATTTCATTAAGCATCCAAAGCAAAAGCTGTTGGCACAGCATTTAATAATGGTTCTTCGTTCAGGACGTTCAAAGCAAATACAACATACAAGAGTTGATGCATCATTACTTACAATGCGTTCCGTTATCGTTGCAATTCGATGTCTATGTTCATGAAGACTTTTTATAGTAGGAGCAACAAACATTTCTCGTGAGAGCGGAGTAGAAAAATGCATTTGTTGTGAGGCAGACAAGACGATCTCCATGTTTTTTGCTATTTGCTCAGACTCGCGTGTTAAAGCGTGTATCATTTCATACTCTGTTTTAACTTGGTGTAACCCAAGTTCAGTGATTGCACCTTCGATGTTTGCTGCATTTAACATATCAATAACAACTGGAGAAACTACTCCGAGAAGTACAGATACCGTGTGAGGGTCTTTACATACAATCACATAGTGTTGAATGTCTGGCATATTTGTTGCATTATTTACGAATATATCTTTATTTTTAACTACAAGTGCACTCATCAATGTAATGGGTACAGAATAATCACACGTGCGAATGAATCGATGAAGTATTGAACGCCCTCGATACACATCCATCGAATCTCGATACCCTTGACGACGACGCGCGTTTGGATCAATCACATTAACATATGCACTTGTAACCAACCAATAAAAATTGGCTACTAAATTGCCATTGGCGTGAAGTGAATCGAATTCGTCGAAAAATATACGTTGTACTCGTGTATGCTCTCCATAAATATCGGACATCTTGGTTGTAAACTGTTTATATAATGACGCTGTAACTAAAAATACATCGGTTGAAGTTATGTTTTCGTCTTCCATGTTTGCAACGTCTTTTTTAATATTTATACACTTAAAAGTTAAGTTCGTTAATGATAGGTAGTCGGTCCATTGCTTAAATAATGTATGATGTACAATAATGACATTTACATTTAAAGTAACAAAATCCTGATGTGTAATGGACAGTAAATTGATATCGTTATAATGAATTGTATCATAAGGAACTGGAACTGTTTTTCTCGATGCAATCATAGCTAACACCACCATCGATTTTCCGGCCCCTGCTTTATCCCCTAAAATACCGACTCGTGAATGCATTGTATAACAATCTGGTTTTCTGCATAAATTGAAAAACGCATTAATACATGCACTATTAAAAATATTTCTTGGAAAAATTTCGTAGTCCAACGCTTGGTGTAATAGAGAGAGTTGATGTGGTAATAGATTGACTTTAATAGATGCGGGCTGCTGGGCGCGCGGCGAACACTCCGTCAATTCGTCTATTGTAAATATCATAACAAATAGGTTAGGTTGGTTAAACTCGACCCTATATATGCGTTCGTTATTTTTATTTTGGTTGACACGCTAATTTTTTTTCGCAAATTATAGCAATATGGGTTCCGAGTCTTTCTTGCACGCGGTCGGCGTCAAAATTAACGAGCTTGATTCTCGTATTAAAACGATCGAAACGTCTTCCGCAACAACGAATACCGTTGTGCTTCGTATTTCATCACTGGAACAGGGGGTGAGCGCAACCTCGGCGACGGTATCGGCTATACAGTCTGGGTTATCCAGTACCACGGCTACCGTGTCCGAGATTCAGGCGTCTGTCTCGGAACATGCCGATATGAAAACCGCCATTGTAGCGTTGGCAAATCGCGTGCAATCCATTGAAAACGACTATGCCAACATCAATTCCCAGATTGAATCGATCGTAAATCGTCTGCAGACGCTCGAGTCGCATTCTGTTGCTGCGGTGCCTACACAATAAAACAAACTTTAGGTCTCATTGACTTGCGGACCGTCGACGTGCGCACGCCGACCGACCCCTGAGCGCGTCCGTGGGCTCGACTTTTGGGAAGGTTGATGCATCAACGCTTCCGCTCCCGCTTGCGTCATTGGTCGTTTTCCATTTTTGTGGAGCTGAATGTTGATGTTGGGTTATTATTTTTTAATCGCGCACCGCAATCGGTTCGGGCTCGGGGGCGACGTGAGCAAAAGGTTGTCTAATCGTCGTTTTTGTGTGGGGGCTCCGGAGCAAACCGGGGCAGCTTTTGTAGTCTATGTTTTCAGTGAGATCTTTGACAAGCCTGTCCTTCACTGTGTCCTTGCGAGTGAAGCCGAGCCACTCTCGAAGGCGAAGTCGAAGCTCACCACAAACTCGTTCGGGTCCACCTTGAGGAACTTGGAATACCCGTCGATGAAGAATTGCTGCTCTTCACCGGTGAGGGTGTCCTTGATGTGGCGGAGCATTGCGTCTTCGGGGTTTCGGAGAGCGTTGTACAGAGTGACGGTCGTGGCGGCGATTAGCTGGTTCACACACGTTGTATTTTTTATTGCAATTTGCATTTAAAAAAATTTAAATCAGTGTAAATTGCATTATAAAAAAAAAGCGCGCAGCGTATTTTAATTGAAAATGATGTATAATTCGAATAAGATGACGACAACAGTAACTAATTCGAATAAGCTAGGCCCCCCATGCCGCTCATCACGCGCAACACATTGTAATTAACGGCGAAGATCTTCAGCTTCGCGGAGGTGCTCAGCGAGGTGTTACCCGTGGTAGGAGTGAACGTGTTCGAGTCGAGGGTAACATTAAGGATGGCCTGGTCAATCCGAGAGAAGTTTGCCGACCCAGATGGCTGCTGTTGCTCAGGAGAAATTGCGAATGAATACACATTGATACCAACCGCAGGAATGTTGGTATGGTGCTGCAGGGGCTGAACCTGGTTGAAGTACTGACCGTTGCGCTCAGCAAAACGATCTGACCCATTGAGAACAAGCTTCGCCGACAGAATGGGGTTCACGCCAAGGTCCAGAATACCCACGCCGCCGTAGGTACCAGCAGTGGCGCCGTACGAGTACGCGTTCGACGTGCCCTGGTTGGAGTTCGCGTACCACGTGAACTGGTTGCTGCCAGCATCCAGAGTGTTGCTCGTGATGGGAAGAGCCTGCGAGAACAGCAGGTTCGTCGAAAGAGGGGACTCCGAGTACAGACCCGTCTGGAAGGCGTTCGTGACGAAACCAGCAAGACCGGTAATGTCGCCCCTGGTAGTGAAGTTCCAGTGCTGCGGGCCATAAAGGTTGTTCATAACAGGGGTGTTCGTGTAATCCACCAGGTCATCCTTCTGTACAACCCAGATTAATTCTTTCACGGGGTGATTGAAACTGAGTTTAATTTTCTGTTGCGAAGTATTCGCAGCAATGGACTCGTCCCCAGTGTACTGTAGCTGTTCAATTAAGTATTCGTGGGAAATCTGAGCGAACCTCCGCCGCTCATCAGTATCGAGGAACACATAATCGCACCACAACTGCGCGTCGCCGCCGGTGCTGGTCAGCGAAGGGTAAGGAGTGGTATTCGTAGGGCTCAGGCGGTAGCAGCACTCGCGAACATCGCGGAAGTAGATGGTAATCTTGCACTCGTGGTATTGAAGAGCGATGAGCGGCAGAGCTTGTCCGATGTTGCGGTTGAAGAAGAACTGCAGGGGGACATGCAGGGTGGTCGTAGGAACCACCGCGGGGCCAATGTACAGCTGGGTGAGGGCAGCATTGTTGCCAACCAGCGAAGCATAGCCAGACTTCTTGCCAGCCTCCAGGGTAAGCTCCATCCAGATCTGGAGCCAGTCGCCGTAATGGCGATCAATGCGCTGGCCGCCGATCTCGAAATCAATCATGCGCAACATGACGTGACCGAGCCAATTAGACCAGCGGAACTTGTCACCAGCAGCAACAGTCACTGACGGAACCGAGACGTACAGGTACGTCCGGCCCAGAAGGTCACCGTTGCGGGAGAGGGTGCACATCACCGTGCGAGAGAAATCGGCGACACCATTGAAGGTCTGCTGAATAGCCTCCATGGCGAAGTTGGTGTGCCGGCGGTACGAAACTTTGAAGAAAGTACTCAATCAACGGTTAGAGTTCACTCATGTGAACCTCCCAACCGTTCCCAAGGCTCCGGACTTGCTAAGTCATTTATCCTTGGGCTACCTCTCGGTAGAGCCAGACTATATCTTAAGCAAAGCAACCGTGTGTTGCAAAGCCCACCATCACTTAGTCGTTGAACCTTCGCCTCCCTGCCCGCGCAGAAAAGGTGCTTGGCTGCGGATTGTCCAATCCTACACGTTTTTACCATACCCGAGGTCATTACCCTGGCCGCTCGCTGTGTTACCACGCGAGCTTGGTAGTTTAGGCTCTAAGGAGTTTCCCGCAATTCGATGGTGTTGCCAGTCATCAACTCTTGCAATAACGAGTCGACCCGACTTGCAACCCCTTTCGGGGTTACACAGGCTACTTATCTTCAAACCTGGGGGTTACCGGTGATGTAAACATCCTGAGCACCGTAGGCGACGAGCTGCATGAGTCCACCACCCATGTCGAATGTTTTAACCATGCCCGAGAAAAAAAAATGACGCCCAATTTTTTTGCCATCGGCTTAAGAAGCATCCCCCCAACCCGAGCAGTTCATGTTCCGGGACCGCGTCCACAAACGCAAGCCCGCCACAACCGCGCAGCAGGAGGGTACGCTTGACGTCCACCACGCTGCCAAGCTCCAAGAGTTTGATACAAAAATTCGAGCCTTGCGAAACAAACCCCAGGAACCCGGAGTGGAAGCGGCCATTGCCGAACTTGAAAAAGCAAGACTAGATTACTGGGACAATACGTTTGATATTTTGACAAAATATTACCGCATGTGCGAGTCGGACGACCCCGTACCCGCGGCCCCCATACCCGCCATGACCCCATCCACCGGGAAAAAAATGTCTGCACTCCCGGGCCAAAAGTCACTTTTGCAGTTCATTACACAAAACCATGCCCCACCCCAGACCCCGGCCAGCAACTCGTCGGCCACTCCGGCAACGACCGATGACAGGGAGATGGATTCCACCGCAATTAGTAGCAGATGTGGTTTGCTTCGTGAATACATGATGGTGGTCGATCCGACCCAGGTAAAGCCCCTCCGCCGGGATCGGTCTGAAGTGTTGAGTTGCCCATGTTGCAAAGTTGAACGTGTTGTCATTGAAGCAGATGGTGTTGCTATTTGCCCGAAGTGTGGGAGCCAAGATGTTGTGCTCGTTGAAAGTGACCGTGTTGCGGTTGGTACAGATTCCACTAAAGATTACTCTTCACAATCATACCGCAGAGTAAACCACCTAAGCGAACATCTTGCACAAGTGCAAGGTAGAGAGACCACTGTCATTCCTGAAGCTTTGATAGATTCGGTAATGTTGGAATTGAAGAAAGAGCGAGTGTCCGACATGCGAAATATAACGCCAAAAATGATGCGCGGTATTCTGAAAAGACTTGGATCAAGCAAGTACTACGAACACATCACAACCATCATTCGAATCATCAACGGCCAACCTCCTCTTCGTATCTCGCCGGAGCTCGAAGATAAAATAAAGGCCATGTTCAAAGAGGTTCAACCTGCATTTAGCCGTGTGTGTCCCACCACACGGAGCAACTTTTTGCAATATAACTATGTGATAAGTCGTATTTTACTTCTTCTCAACGAACCCGAACTTGCATCCTATTTTCCGCCATTGAAAAGCAGAGAAAAACAAGCCATGGCAGAATCAACGTGGAAGGCGATTTGCGCGGATTTAGGGTGGCCTTTCATGCCATCCATTTAAAAAACGTTGCCTGTCCTTATTTCCACGACCCTTCAAACTGAAAAGCGAGGAGGACGAGGACAGCCATCGAACCCGCAAATGCACACACGGTCGTACCCGCCCATGCCCACCGGTGGCGCAGCTCGTCTTCGTGAGCCATGGGCGCAGGGGCCACATGTATGGCGCGTTGCGTGGGCGCGGCGGGCGTGCACGATTTTGTCACCATGCGTTGTTTGCACAACGGGCAGGTTAGCAAATTGTTTGCTATACAATTGGCTAAGCACTCTGTATGAATTTGATTGGCACAGCAATGGAGGGTGCACGCGTGTTTTTCTGATATCGATTCCAAGCACACGCAACACTCTGTCATTGTCTATTGCATAAAAAATCTAATTGCTTAACGAAGCGCATTTTGAATGATTCTGCACATTTTACTCGCATACGCGCCTAATAGATAATGCGCGCGAGCTCGCGCATCCTCTTCCGATGCAATCGGAAATTTGAAAATTTGCATGAGCAAGTCTACCCAATGCGTCACGTTGAACGTACTTGGTATTAGACCACTGATCGCACCGTTCACTGCCAACCTGCCACCGTTCGTTGCTATTTCTTCCGCAACTCGTGCTTCTCTGTCGCACATTTCTAAAATAATATGGTGTTTATTTAATACTTGTTGAGTGTGTTGTTGTTGGACGGCCATGCTGCTTAACGTACTCATGAACGCATTGCACACGAGGTTCAGTCGTTTTTGCTTTTCGTCGTCGTCTCCTTGCAACACGCTAAATACTTTTTCTTTTAGGTTAACTCGCGCATGTATTCGATCGGTCTCGTTCATCCCGTACATGATCATGAGATTGTTCAATGGTCCCCATGGATCACCCGCCGGGGTCGTCGCCATGGTTGTCAACCTAACTCCATAAAACTCCTTTTTTTTTACCGAAGGACGACCCAAATTCCCGCGACCAAAATAGCCGGGTACACCATCCATGTTAAGAAAGTCCGGTTGGGCTCGAACCCGGCATTCGCGAGGTAGTCCTCTAAGTACAGCCCCACGATACGATCCAGCGCGAGTGCAAGCAAGAAGCAGAACACGGTGTAAACCGCTTTCTTCGCCTGAAGTTCCCGTCGTCCTGTGCGGCTTGCGGCAGCGGCAGCGGCAGCGGCAGCGGCCGCGGGTGCAACGCGCGTTCCCCCTTCGGGAAAATCCGTAAACCCTTGTTTGAGCTGCGGAAGTTGCGGTACCCCAGCGGCCCCGTACACGACAGGTTGTTCACCCACTTGGTTCTGTTGCAGCACCGCACTGAACGCGGATTGGCCCTGCGGTTGCTGCCCCTGATTTTGCGGTTGGCCGACGTTTTGCTGCACCATCGGGGGTGGCCGCGTCGTCGGCGAGTCATAAAACATCCCCGCCTGTCCGAAGTCTTGCGGGAACGCCGCGGCAAGATCCATACTCCAGGGACAACAAGAAAAACGTAGACCGGTCTAGTGCGCGACCGGGGGCGGCTTCATGAGCACCCCGCGCAGGCGGTGCTGCAGCGCCGTGTCGAACTCCAGGTGGCCTTCCTCGAACTGACGCATCGTGGTCGCCGAGACCTTCACAAGCGCCCCGAAGGCGGCGTGATCGAGACGAAGTGCAAGGCGGCGCGTCCGTACGTCTTCGATGAATCGGTGATCAAACCGAGGGACCGATTTCTTGAGAACCACAGGTTCCCACTCTTGGGTGGGCTCGTTCCAGTCGTCATAATTTGAAGGCATGCTGGTTCAGGGCGCGGGCGGTGCGGGGTGTCCTCCCATCGCCGAGGAAATCCTTAAGCATGTTCAATGAGCGTCGCCGCCGCGTCGCCTCCCGAAATCAAGCAAAATTTGGTCGGTGCGTTTTTAGAGTGGGTCATCGAGCACGATCGCGTGGTGTATGGCAGCACCGCCATCAATGCGGTGTTGCCACAGGAGCTCAAAATGTTCGCCGACCTCACGGTTCCCGATTTTGACATTCTCACGCCGGACGCCCCTTCGGACACCGACGATCTGGTGCGCATGTTTCGCACCTTAGGCCACACGACCTCGGTCGCGATCGATGCCCATACGAACGTCCGGCGCGTGTTCGTGGACGGCGTGGTGCTGACCCGCGTGACCCAAATCCCCAAGGTCGTGTACGCGCGATTGCATGAAGATGCCCTTCATGGGGATAACGGCATGCTCGTGGCCCCCGTCGATTACCTGCGCATGGCGTTATTTTACGAGCTTTCTCGAAACGACGTCGCGTCCTCATGGTCGGCCATGTTTGACCGTTTGTTGCGCATTGATCGCGCATTTGGCATCAACCTCAACGCGCCCCCATGCGAGCCGGAGGTGTCCGAAGAGCGGGACCAAGATGCACGCGCGCTCATCCAAGACGCGCGCGCGTTCATCGCCAAAAGTAAGTTGGTCATGTGCGGGTACGCGGCCGTGGCCATGGTCCTTGCGGACGGGGTGTCACTCGATGCGCCCGCGCGGTTGGACCCTTCCTCCACATGTATGGATGTGTTCTCCAACGATCCCGTTGAGACCACTGCTCAGTTCACTCAAGTGTTCGCCGGTCGGGTGGCACCCTCTCGCATTACCGTAAAAAATTACCGCGCAGGTGTCGTGTTTCCGAGGCATTCCATCGTGCGCCTGGACGGTCGACCGTTGATCGGCATTTTTCACGCCGATCGCTGCATCGCTTTCGTGAAAATCGACGGTGTACGCGTGGCCACGTTGGATACGTTGCTTGCCATGTACTTGCGCACCTACGTGATGGGTCGCCCGACGGCCAACCTGATGTGCCTGTGTAAGCTGCTCGCGCACCAACAGTATCGTCGATACGACAGCGACAAGCCAATTTTCAAGCGGTTTGTGACGGAGTGTTATGGCTCTAAAAATTAATCTTCACGATGACCCTATGTTTTGGCTGCCGACTCGGTGCCCGCGCAGTGAGAAAACATAGGTCCTATGTTTTGGCTGCCCTCGGTGCCCGCGCAGTGAGAAAACATAGGTCCTATGTTTTGGCTGCCCTCGGTGCCCGCGCAGTGAGAAAAATAGGTCCTATGTTTTGGCTGCCGACTCGGTGCCCGCGCAGTGAGAAAACATAGGTCCTATGGTTTGGCTGCCGACGATGTGGGGCTGGTCGAGGTTGTGCAGCCACGCAAGTTCTGTCGACTTGTATGCGTTCATCGCTGACGGGCGGATCGATATGGGGTCATTTATGCATCCTTTTTTTACGCTACGTCTACCAATCCCATGACGGCTTGGGGGGGGGGTTGACACTCCCGCCGAAAATGCGGCCATGGACGCCGCCGCGGCCAGGTTACGCAATCGTAAATTGACTGCGGCTTCCGTGCGCGCATTCATGCGATCGTATTTGGCCATCGGGTCCGACCCTACCGACACGGTTATCCGCGACAATGTGTGGACGTTCTTGCTTCGCATTACGCGGGGGAAACTAACAAAAAACGAAGTCGATGTCATTTGGCGCGAATCGGTGGAGCGCAGGATGGGGGCATGGTGCGTGGTCCAGTAGTGTTTACGCAAGGGAGTACAGCGCGGCCAAAAACTCCCATGCAGAGACGTGCGTATTGATCAAGTCGCGTCCTTCAAAGTTGGAGTGCACCCACCAGTGCACCGCCTGCGTCTCCTCGGAGAAGGTCCCCGTCCGCGCCATCGTCACGTCGGCGGCATGCGTGGGCAGGAAGCGCAGCTTGAGATCATTGAATGGGTAACACACCGTGGGAGAAAGGACGTTCACGGCCGTCGGCCGATCCTGCCACATGCGTGTGAGCAGTTTCCCGCCGAGGAGGTCGAACGAGGTCGCCCACATCGCCGGTCCGCGGGTGTGCCACAGGTTTCCGATGTGCGCCAAGCATGCGGAGATGACCGCGTCGCCTGGCGGCGCGAACATGACCGCGTTGCACAAGTACACCTGACCCGCGCCGTACAGCGCGTCGACCTGCGCCTGGGGCTCCGGCGCTACGGTCAGCCGATCGGCGCCCACGAGCGGCGCATCGAAAGGGCGCCTGCATTCCACGTCCAAATCGATGTACAGTCCCCCGAAGTGATGGAGCACCGCAAGGCGTCCCAGGTCCGATCGCTGCACGCCCACGCGCGCCGTCCGAAACGCGGCCAGCAAATGCGGGTACGTCGTGCTAAAAAAAGCTGCCAAATCCCCATCCGACCAGTAGTGGTGTTCGGCGTCTGGGTTGTGGGCGAGCACCGTGCGCCGCAGAGCGGCGAGGAGGCGCGGCAGTTGCGCCTCCTCACACGCGTGCGTTTGGTGGACGAGAAGAGGCAGGGACCGTGACATTGGTTGAGGGTGGCTGAATGTTCTGCTTATACCGCGGGCAGGATGCCGTCGGCGTCGCCCAACCCCTGGGCGCTGGTCCACGCGTCACCTCGGCGGATGCCCGTGAAGAGCGAGGACCCGGGCACGACGTTGTCCTCTGCCGCCTTTCGCAAGCTCTCTTCCGTGAGGAACGGGCGAGGCGGCTCCACGGACGCGAGCCCCTTCGTGGGGACGCCGACCAGCGTCCCGCGCATCAGCTGCTTGTACTCGTCGGCCTCTTGTTGGTGGGTCGCGCGCGCGGTCGCCGTGCGGTGGAATATTTCGGTCTCCAGGTATCCCAACGCCACCAAGAGAGCGAGCGGCATGTCCAACACGGCCAACAGCGCGATCGCCACCAGAAGCGCGGCGCGAACCACCGGGTGCGCGATCCACGATAGGCGGCGCGCGTTCGCGAATGGAACCACAACATCATACGCAAAAACCAGCACGCGGGCCGCGTTGATGGCGTTCAACGCGTCCATTATGTATGCTGTTTTGCGCGAAAATAATTCGTAATGGTGGGCTGGGTTTCGGGGATCACCGTGCTGGCGTCGGATTCGATTTCGTCCTCGGGCTCGTCCTCGCCGGGTGGCTCGGGCTCGGGCCCGGGCTCATCCTTTGCCTCTTGCTCTGGGGTTGAGTAGCTGGATGTAGGAGTGGTAGCGGGAATGGGAGATCGCGCTTGATTTGTTAAGGCTATAAAGGTGTCACTGATTCGCTGTTCCACTTCGGCTTGCGTTAGAAATCCGTCTAGGCAAACCGCGAGGGGCTTCTCAAACCGCATTCTGCGGATGTGACACGATGAGCACTTGCGTGATTCCTCCGTCCATGGGTTACGGAGGATGCACTGAATGCACACAGGTTTTCGGCAACAAAATTCCACCAAATTGGTCGGTTTGGTGTGGCACACGACGCACTTCATTGCGTGGGGATTGGGGAGCAATGTCGGCGATTACTCCTTTTTTTGTCTCCTCTTGCGATCCATGATAGGCGGCGCGCGTTCGTGAATGGAACCACAACATCATACGCAAAAACCAGCACGCGGGCCGCATTGCGTCCTTTATGTATGCTGCTTTGATGCGTCGCGCGCGCACCGCCGCAAGCGGCAGCGGCAGGAGGCTTTTTTTAGGGGGTCACGGGTCGCGCACGACCTGGTTCGCCGCCACGACGGCGGCCGGCGGCCGGCCGCGAATGATGGCGCGAAAGTGGATTCCCTGCTCGTCGTCCGCGTTGACGCGAATCACGTTGCCGACGATCGTCGGCGTCGCCCCGTTGTCGACGATCACCTGGCCGTCCACGGTGCACGCCCGCAGCTCGCCGCCGGGCAGCCGGGCGCTCCGTGGTGATGGCGAAGATGACGGCGGAACGTCGAATCCCAAGCGCGTCCGTCCGCATGAGGGTGCACCCCACCACGGCCGGCGCGCCGTGGACGCGCAGCATGCCCGCGATCTCGCACCCCTGGATGCGCGGCGCCGACGGGGTGTCGACGACGACGGCGGCTTCGTCCTCCCTCCTCGCGACGACGCGAACGCCGTCGAGGGTCGCGCGAGCGGCCCGAAAGCGCAGCGTGCCCAACACTTCGGCCGCGGCGCGGCCGAAGAGGTGGACTTCCTTGTCCACAGCGACCTCGCCGTCGGCGGACGCGTTGCACCTGCCAGGCCACAGCAACACGGACCCGCCCGCTGGGCATCGCCAAAGCGCCGCCACCAGGCTGTCGCTGGACGCAGAGGGCACGCGCACGAAGAACCCGGCCGCCGGCTCGAGCACCGAGCCGTCCGCGGCCGCGCGCGGAAGGAAGTCGACTCGAACGGCAAGCGCGACGCTCTTAAATTCGTTGCACACGCACGCCATGCGAGCCACGTCGCCGAAGGTTGGCAGCCGCCGCGCGACGGCCTCCCACAGGGCGGACGGGAGGGCGGGAGGAGGGTCCGGGTCCATGGAAGGAAACTCGCAAACTGTGGGGACGCGCACTCCTTTTTCGCGCCGATGTTTTTTTGTTTTCATTTTCACGATGCCTCCTCTGCCTCCGCAAGCATCGACGTACACGCTCTATTGGAGCGAGGGCGCCCGCGTCGCCGACGTGGATGGCACGTTCTCCGTTGTCGCCACGCGCGACCTGCCGACGGGCACGCTGGTGGGCCTCGAGCACGTGATCAGCGGCGACGAGAACCTGGTCGTCGGCTCCATCGTGTTCGACACGGCGCTGTACGCGACGCTGTGGCCGCGCGCCCCAGGTGGCGTGCCGGACGATGTGCGCGAGCGCATGGCGGCCGCCGGTGAAAAGTTCAAGTACAACAGCTTTGTGTTCGAGCCGAACGTGGTGCTGGGCGCCATGACCACCAAGTTCAACCACTCGTGCGCGCCCAATTGCCACATGACGTGCGTCGACTCGGTGGGCCTGGGCGACGACGGCTTCGAGGTTCGCATTTACGGCATGTGGACGGTGCGCTCCGTGGCGAGCGGCAGCGAGTTGACGATCGACTACATGCAGGGCGCGGACCGAGAGCTGCACGACGCCGGTCGCCGCCAGTACGGGTTCGCGTGCGATTGCACGGATGCGTACGTGGCCGGGAGCGACCGCCGCGCGAAAGTGCGCATGGCGATGTGCGACGCCTTTCGGCTGTCGCGGACGAGCGCGTCCTTCATCCGCACGCACGTCGACCGCTACTTGCGCACGTCCAACGCCATCACGGTCGTGACGGCGCAGGAGCTCGGTCGTCACGAGCTGTTCGACCGCGGCGACCGCCTGGTGGTGTTTAAGTCCATGACGCCGGAGCAGGGCGGCGTCGCGGCCGCCCGGGCGCCGAGCGAGGCCGAGATCGCGCGCACCGCTCGACGCGTGCGGCAACGCGTTCGCGACGCCTTAAAGTTGAGTTGAATTAAATAATCGGGTTAAGCGTGCGGACATTCATGCGTGGAATGTCCATGCCCGCACTCCCACGACGATGCTCACGCGCCATGGCTACGGCCTGGACAAGGGCGCGATGGACGAAGCGACGCTCGACGCGCTCCGCGAGTCGCTGACCGTGAGTCCCAAGGTGAACCCGGCCATGGCCCAGGTCTTCGGCGGAGGGGCGCCGCCGAGGTACCCGCTGTACCGCGAGAGCGCGAAGCGCATCTACGTGCCCCGCGCGTTCGGGCTGCAGCGCTACGGGCCGCCGGCCAAGGACCTGCTCGGCGAGGGCGACCCGGCGCCCGGCCTCACGTTCGATGGCACGCTCCGGCCCGAGCAGCGCGCGGCGGTGGACGCGTTTTTGACCGCGGCGCGCGATCCGACGCGCCGCGGCGGGCTCATCGTCGTCGGGTGCGGCGGGGGAAAGACGGTGATGGCCATCCACGTCGCGTGCGCGCTCGGGCGGAAGACGCTCATCGTCGCGCACAAGGCGTTTCTGCTGGAGCAGTGGCGCGAGCGGCTGGGCCAGTACGCGCCCGCCGCGAGCGTGGGCCTCGTGAAGCAGGACAAGGTGGACGTCGCCGGCCGCGACGTCGTCCTCGCCAGCCTGCAGAGCCTCGCGATGCGCGACTACCCCGCCGACATGCTGGACGGCGTCGGTCTGGTGGTGGTGGACGAGTGCCACCACATCGCGGCCGAGGTGTTTTGCCGCGCGCTGCCGAAGATCAACGCCGGCGTGGCGCTCGGCTTGAGCGCCACGCCCGACCGCAACGACGGGCTGAGCTGCGTGTTCGAGTGGTTCTTGGGCCGCGCATGCTTCGTCGGCGAGCGGCGCGCCGACGCCGCCGTCGTCGTGCGGATGCTGGACTACGTGCACGCGGGCGACGAGGCCTACGGGCAGGAGCACTTCATCGGGTTCGGCGCGCGCCCGGCGCGGAACACGGCGCGCATGGTGAACGAGCTCGCGGCGTGCCCCTCCCGGAACGCGTTTCTCGCCGAAGCCCTGCTCGCCGCCATGGCCGACCATCCCGACCGCCGCGTCCTCGTGCTCAGCGAGCGACGCGCGCAGCTCGTCGACATGGAACGCCGCCTGCGCGCGTCCGGCGTCGACCGCATCGGCTATTACGTCGGCGGGCGGAAGCAAAAAGACCTGGACGAGGCGGCGACGCAGCGCGTCCTGCTCGGCACCTTCGCCATGGCGGCCGAGGGCATGGACATCCCCGACCTCGGCCTCCTGCTCCTCGCGAGCCCAACGGGCAACGTGGAACAGGCTGTGGGTCGCGTGCGACGGCGCGCGGGCGCGACCGCGCTCGTCCTGGACGTGACGGACGGGTTCGGCCACTTCCCGGGGCTCGCCAAGCGGCGCGCCAAGTTCTACCGCGACGAGCGGTTCGAGGTCGTTCGGCAGTGAGGTGCTGCTCCCCGCCGAGCCGGCGGTGCCGTTGGCAAGCCCAAACCTCTTTCTACCCTGCGGCCACCGTGGGCGCTACATGGCTTGTAAGTCGTAATAACAAACCCGATCGTCGATCCCATTCAATTCTATTTCCGAGTCGAAATCACGTGTTTGAAACCGCGGGGCATTCTTGCCCCGTGGTACGTCCGCACGTCGGATTTGTTGGCGTGGAATGCGGTGCCGGTGACGTCGACGTCGTAGTCCGACGCCCCCGTTATCCGCAGGCCAATGTCGCGGTTGTCCTGAATGGTGTTGTCGCGCAGATTTCCGTTGAAAGAGCTTAAATAATCCGATGAAACATCCACCCCAATTTCGTTGTTGTGAATGGTGCATGACGTGAGGGTAACGTGACCATCAACAAAGTGGCTACTCACGGACGCGTCCACGCCAACGCCGAACGCCGAATGCCGATATGTCGCACGCCACGAGCTCAACGGTCACTTTTCTAATGCTCATGATGGCAATCATTGATCACACCACCATTGTTCTTCTTGCCTGCGCCGACGAGGCGGCACTCGATCATCCGAAGCAGCACAATGCCGTAGTTGCACCATATTTGGTAGCTGTTGTTATTGTCAGCGATGTGTGTCGCGTCTACGGCGCACCGCGTGAGCACGAGGTGGCTCAGGCCTTCGACGAAGACCGCCACGTCGTCGGCCAGGGGTCGAAACGTGACGCCGTCGACGATGGCGTGGGCATTGGTGACGCGTAGTAAGTAATGCCTGTTCCCGGGCGCGTAGCCTGTTGGGGCTGGCGGTGGCGGTGTCGCGGTCACGATGGTGGCGGCGCCGCGTCCAAACACGCAGACCGTGCGATTTGCCGCGATATGCACCGTGAGGGCGACGTGCTCGCCGGGGTGCAGCAGGACGCAGCCGCCGTCGGGCACGGCGTCGAGCGCGGCCGCGCGCTCGGCGTCGGTCGCGTCTGCGCGCAACTCGGCGTCAAAGGTGCCCGACGCCGGCTCGAGCGCGTCACCTGCGCGCGTCAGGCGAACGGCGCGAAACCATCGGCTGAACGACAGCCCTTCCGCGGAAAGTGGGTTCACGCACGCTGCGCGCGCGGCCTCCCTTCCGTCCGGGAGCGCGTCCATGATTTTTCCCCAGAGGCACGAGGAAAGGCTGTCCATCATGTAGGTAGGTGTAAAATGTGCGTGGTGGAATCTTTTTTTTTGACATGACACCCCCATCATGACTCGTCAAGGGTCGCGTCCGTACGGGTCGCTCGTGAACGTGACCGTGGGCGGCGACGACAACAGCACGTGAACGTTGCTGCTCATGCAATCGGACACGGTCCGTTGGAGCGCCGTCGTCGTGCTGCGGCGCTCTTCTTCGCGGGCCAACGTCATCCATGAACGCAATATGGCTTCCTCAATGGCGTCCTCTTCGCCCTCTTCCATGTGGATATAAATATAATTACCTATGTTTATATGGCTGAAAAAAAGAAGGGCTCCCATGTCAAATGACACTCATGGCATGGGACCTAAACTCTTCCTTCTACGGCAATTACGGGCTCACTTTCCAAACCCCCTACCTGAAGGCGGTGTTTCCAGATGTCGTGCACTTCTCTCGTTCCGACCAGTCCGAGTTTGCGGACGCCATCACGCGGCGCTTCGCCTCTCACCCCGACTTTTGCTGGCTGCAGATGATGGCGCCGGAGTGCGAACGGGCCATGTACGAGCAGCTGATCGCCCACCTCGAAGACTCCCGAGAGACGTTGACCGTCCTCCTCGGGAACGCCGCCTACATGAGCCAACACTGCCCCCCGTACTTTCGGTCGCACTATCAGGGCAGCTACGACGCCATACTGGCGTACATGGAAGATCAATTTCCGAAAACCGACGCCACCGCCATCGGGCACGTGGACGCCACCCAAAAAATTCACTGGCTTCATCGGCTCGTGTCCCGCGGGGTGTGCGCCGTGGTGAACCCCTTCCGCAAATTGAGCGCGACGTGTTCGGGCCAGGCCGTCCCCGTGGACTGCGGCTTGCCGTACTAAAAGTGCGGCGCGGGCACCAGGCACCCGAAGTAGTGCTTGAAGATGGAATGGATGGGCACGAGGCCGCGCCCGTCCGCCGACAGTATTCCGACCTTCACCATGCCCGACGTGACGAGGCCGTCCGAGAAGAGGAGAAAGCGATCGTCCCCGACCCGCACTTCGTGGACCTCCGTCGTCAGGGGGGTCGCGAGAGACTTTGCGTGCTGCTTGAACGCATTTCGCAGACGTGTCCGCTCCACCGACCCCTCGTCCATCGCGAACCACTCCGCCATGTGACGCCTGGTTGAATGGAGCGATTCGAGGCGTGTGCCATCCGCCGTCAGCGTTCCGATGCTGCTGTGTCCGCGATACACGTGCCCTTTGTTGCATACGGTGAATTCGTCGTTGTCGAGCGTGAACGTCGACGGAAAGCAAATTGTGTTGGTGCGCAAGTGCGTCTTCACTTTGCGGCGCAGCTCACGAAATCCCTTTTCTCCGAGGGATCCCATGGCCCTGGCGTCGACGTCGAAGGGGGTCGGGCGAATCCAATTTTTACGTGTTGTACAGCGTCACCTCGAACTCGCTCTTGTACGCCGGGACGCGCACGCGGTCGTGGTCCCACAGCTGCGGACACCCGGGGTCCTTCGAGCACTCGCGCTTCGCGGTGATCACGGGAAGCTTGTTGACGTGGAATTTGTCGGAGGCCGCGTAGTACGCCCACACCTGGGATCCCGGGTACGTCGGCCGGCCGAAGAGCGGCAGGATGGTGGGCGCCTTGTCGGCGTCGGGGTCCTCGTCCAGCTTCGTCAGGATGCCGACCTGGGCGTAGCTGGGTGCGGCGCCGCGCGTGGCCATCGGCGGCGCGAGCGTCGGCGTTCGCGCGTTCACGTCGACCGCCGGCTCCGGGATGGCGGCGCCGTACGGGTCGCGGCTGGGAGTCAACGGAGGAGGCAGGACGAGCGTGGTCTGAGTGGGCTTGGGCCACAACGCGACCGCGGCCACTATCGCGCCGAGGACCACGCCCACCGCCACGCCCACCGCCGATGCGTGGGTGTTCATGCCCCTTCGCGCACAAAAAAAAGGAGTGCGTTTGTCTTTTCGAAACCACACCGTGCGGTAATTCGATGGCCTCCTCCGATCTTTGGTTCGCCCAGCAGCTCATCGATGACTACAGCGTGCTGTGGGGCCACGAGCCCAACAGCAGAAAGCGTTCCGAATTCATTCGCAAATACGCGTGCATCCTGTCGTTACGCAACAAGTACAACGTGTTGCGCGCGATCGACGATCCGTCGATCGTCCGAGAGTCGTACCGAAATGTCGCCCTGCTTTCCGTCAAGAACGGAGATTTGCCCGCGATCGCCCTGAACGACGTGAGCGACGCCAAAATGCGCGAGCTGTTGGAGGTCGGCGTGACGAGTTGCGTGCGATCCATTCACGACATCGTGAGCGAAATGAAGGCGGACGCGGCGGCGGCGGCAGCCGCTAGTGCAGAGGCGAGTCTGTGACGTCGACGCCGCAAAACTTGATGGGATGCGCGCGAAAGTCCTGTTTCTCGTACAGGTTCGCATCAACCGCGACTTGCAGGATGAACTTGAAGTTGTTCCAGAAATCCGAGTTGTGTGCGTCGATCGCGACCACCGTGGCGCAGTGAGCCGCCTCGTGCAGCAGCACGAACATGAGCACGTTCTTGGGTTCGATCGCGTTGGTCGTGGCGTTGCGCAAGCACATCGTGATGTCGTGTTTGTCGGTGGTGAAGCTCGTGTATTTGGACCGGTTGGACCCCTCGGACAGCGTGTCTCGATTCCAGTTGTCGCGCAGGCGCACGATCCTCGGATCGCCCGCGAATTCTTTGTGGGACGCCGCGTAATCGAGAAACGTGATGAGGCGTGTGCGCAGCCATGCCAGCGTTTCCGCGGCTTCGGCGCGGTCCGGAAAGTTTTGCACGAGGTATTCGCGCCCGTCGCTGGCGCGAATGTACGTCACGTCCGCCCGGTGCGACTGGATCGCGTACAGCCCGAGGCTCAGCGCCGACCCCACGAGTATCACCTCGGGGACCGACACCATCGCCATGCCTGTCCGCCGCCGTACCCAGGCTTCATTTTTATTTTTTATTTTGCGCTTTAAGCCGCCCTCCTTTCCCGGTGGGGTAGGGTAGGATGCACTACTCGCACCTGGTCCTGTCCGCGTCGGGATTTCGCGCGTTCGCGTTTTTTGGGGCGATCCAGGCCATTCGCGACGCCGACATGCACCGCCCCGTGCGTCACGTGGCCGGGTGCTCCGGGGGCGCCATCGCGGCGTTCGCGTTTTGCGCGGACGTGGACGTGCGCAAGGTCGCGGAGCGGTGCGTGGCGTCGGTGCGCAGCGAGACGGGCATCCACGTCGTGGGGCCCATCCGGCCGGCCGCGTGGGCGCAGCAGGGCATCTCCAAAGCCACGTGCATCGAGACCTTGCTGCGCGACATCCTGGAAGAGACGATGGCGAAGCGGCGCATGACCCTGCGCGACTTCGCCAAGACCACGGGACGCGAGCTGGCGCTGTGGACCACGAACCTCACGCGCGGCTGCGGGCAGGCGCTGACGCTGGAATCGCACCCCGACCTCGACGTGGTGACGGCCATCATGGCGTCCATGGCCATTCCGTTGGTGTACTGCCCCGTGGACATCGACGGCGAACTTCACGTGGACGGTGCGGTGACCGAGTTCGTGCCGACGTCGGCGTTCCCCGGCGTCCCCACCGACCAGATGCTCCAGGTGTCGCTCCCGCCGCAGCCGTCGTCCCCGGGGCCGGGATTGGCCAACCTCATGACGGCGGTGTTCGCGGCAGCGCTGCGCCATCGCGCCGTGGGCGACGGCATTCTGTCCATCGACGTGCCCGGGCCCAGCCTCAGCGTGTCCAACTTTTTCGCGCGCTTTGACGTGGACGAATCCACCATATGGAACCAGTTCAACGTGGGGCGCGACACGGTGGCCGCGTGGTTGGAACGTCGCCGGCGGAGGTGCCACAAGGTGGCGATGTCGGAGGACGCTTCCTAAAAAATGAGAAACGCTCACATCAATTTACAGAGACGGAAAGCATAGGTTCTCGGTGCGTCCCTCGTTGACGCGCACGCGGAACGTCCATCGCGCAAAGCACGCGTCGCGTTCCCGCTCGAGCACGCGGAGCACTGGATCGCGCCACTCGGCGACGTCCACAAGCTCAACCAGATCGAACTCGCCCGCCACGCGCTCGATGCCAGCGCTTTTCACGGCAACAACCTTTGCCACGCCGACCAACCTTTGCCACGCCGACGAGCAGCGCGCGCGAGCCGCTGAAACACAGCGTCAAATCGCGCAGAAATGGGATGACGAACAAAATCCAGAAGGATTCTTTTTTCGATTAACTTAGAGCCCGGAGGCTAGTGCATTACAAAATGGGCCTGACTACCCTTTCGTGCCCACGACAAACACCGTAACCGGTTTAAATTCACTCCACATGCGCGTATTACGCACGCCATGATCCTGCTGCTGTCCTGCCGCGCGAACGAGGGGCGGTGGACCCGCATTCGAGAGGGATGGCTCGTCCCGAGCGGCATCCCGTATGTCATTGCGGTGGGCGACGGGCGTATGGCGCGCGGAACGTCATCCTTTGACGAGGGATCGCGGGTGCTGTCGGTCGGGTGCGACGACGGCTACGACGAGCTGTCTTCCAAGGTGGCGTTCGCCGTGCGCGCGATCCACGCGCGCTTTCGGCCCGCGTTTTTGTTCAAAATAGACGATGACGTGGTGGCGGACCCGGTGTTGCTGGGCCAGCACGGGGGCATCCCGTCGCGCATCCAGTACGGCGGCAAAGTGATTCAATCGTCGTGCGTGGCGCAAAATGTCGCAAAGTTCGCGCGTGCGTCAAATCGCGCGAACACGCGCGTGGATGCGACGTATTGCGCGGGTCCCGTGTACTTCTTGCGCGCGCGCGCCATCGAAGTGTTGGCGGCGCACATGGATTCGTGCACGTCCAAGTTCGAGGACGTCGCGGTTGGTATCACGTTGACCACGCACGGGGTGAACGCGGAGGCGCTGCAGCTGTACACGGACGAGGAGCGGGAGTTTGACGGGGGCATGGTCGTCGCGTGGCACGATTCGCGTCACGTTTCCTTTCAGAACCAGGCGCCAATCCGACCGGCGATCGCCACGCTCGTGCACCCGCGCGCCTCGCTTCCGCGTCGCGTTGGGACGGACTTCGAGCTCCGCTGCATGGAGGGCTTTTTAATCCCGCCGCGCAGTCGAGGTACGGTGTCCGTCGGGTTCACCCTGCGTTTGCCCGTGGGCATTCGCGCGTTCGGGCGCACGCCGTGGGCGATGGCCGTCGCGGGAATCGACGTGTGCGCGGTGGATGTAAGCGCAGGGAAGCTAGTGCTCGCGAACCACAGCGACGCACCCTTCGTAGGATGTGATGGCATGCCCGTCGGGTACTTAGGGTTCGACCGGACGAACGTCGATCTCGACATCGTGGGTGGGTGAGCCCAAAATGTCTTAAACATTATTCAAGCGCGCGTGCCATGGCTCCCATCGTTCCTCGATTCACACGTCCCGCGCATCTGTGGGACATGGACCCGTTGCAGTTGACTCAAGCGCTACTCCTGAGTACCTACGCCTCGTTCTCGGACCTGTGTCCCATGATGGTGGAATTCGACGACACAGAGACGGGCAAAACGTACGAGGCCGTGGCGATGGACCCATCCTGCCCCACGCAAATTGATAACGATGACCGTTCGATTCCGCCCGCGATGGGCGAGCAGATAGACGCCATCCCCTTGTTCGGAGAGTGGCTCTCCCTGTGGTGGTTCCTGCCTCCCGACGACATGGCGCTGTGTGAAAAATACCGCATCGAATCGACGGCGTACATGTTTCCGTTCGCCCATCACGCTCGATGTTGCGACTTGCGACGGACCCCGCGTTTCTTGATCCACACGGCGGCGGTGTACGAAACGGAAATGAAGCAGCCCGGTGCCAAAGCGGCCGTTGTCGAGCAGGCGCTGTTTCGCATCATGTCCGCAAAACGCCCGGCGTATCGCGATTTCCTGTTGAACCTCGCCGACAAGGACGGATTTACAGAAGAGGAGGTGGCGACGTGCACCGAGCGACTGCGAACGCTCCACAGCTGCTGCACATAGCTGGACGGGGCGGGCCTATAAACCGTGTGTGTCCGAGATGGACCCATTTGTATGGAGCGGGCGGACGTCGACATCTGCGGGCTTAACCGTTTCGTGCCCAGCCGGGGACGGATCCGTCCCCAATTATTATTTTTAACCCTTTCGTGCCCACGACAAAATAAAGCGTTTACATCCGCTGTGGAGTGCGCTTAAAAATAATAATTGGGGACGGATCCGTCCC